GGCGCACGCCAGCGTATGTCCGGTGATGAAGCCAAAGACGACACCACCCAATACAAGCAATTGATCCGCCAGATGATCTCCGAACTGGAAGATGTACTGGTGGTTTTGAAAAAGTGAAACAAGCCTTTAAAATACTTCCACATTTCAAATGCTTGCGGTATATTCCTGATCGCTTCGTTACGAAGCGAACCCAGTTTCACGCCTAGTCGGGGCGTAGCGCAGTCCGGTAGCGCACTAGCATGGGGTGCTAGGGGTCGAGTGTTCGAATCACTCCGTCCCGACCATATATTTCAATGACTTAGCCCAACTTTAGCGAGTTGGGCTTTTTCATGCGTAGGGACTTTTGCGGGGGTCATCCCGTTTTTCTCCTCAAGATTGTCAGCGCCGGCCCGCGAGAGTCGGTTGCAGATACTTTGTTCGCAGCCTCAATCAGATGCTGCAGCTCCGGGGTAGAATAGTGGCTCGTAATGCTGCCGTTCTTATGCCCCAACAACGCTTTGCGATCTTCCTCTGTCACGCTTGCTGCACGTAGCCTTCTGCCAAAGGTGTGTTTCAAGTCGTGAATCCTGATCGATCTGAACCCAGGGTGTGCTGGCGCCTGGTGGGTCTTTTCCCACTTGTCCGCTGCGCGCACCCTGGCTTTCTTCCAGGCCGAGTCATTCATGCGATGCATTGCCGTTGGTCCGAACTGATCTGGTTGCCCGTACGGGAACACCAGGTCTTTGTGCAGGCCGCGCTGCTTGTCGATGATCGACATGGCCACCTTGTTCAGGATCACCAAGCGTTCATCGCCATTCTTCACCCCAGCTTTCTCACTTCGCCCGCCGAACCCGGCAGGTATCAGAAACACGCTGGTGTTCAGCGCCGGCACGCGTATCTCCCAATCCCACCGCAATTTGCAGACTTCCTGTTCCCGGCACCCGGTGTTCACTTTGTAGAGGGCCATCCTCAAAAGGTGGTCCGGCAGCTCGGCGAACAGCATTGACTGCTCATCCCATGACAGCGGGTAAGGTTTCCTGCTGGACTTCTTTTCTTCCATCATTGATATCATCGGCACGCTTTCCAGCCACGGCCGCTTTTCTGCATCCCGCCACTTGCGATGGCACAGGTTCAAGATCCTGACGACTCGTTGTAGGGCGATGTTCACCGTCCTGTTCGATACGCCTGGCTTGACCTTTCCCTGTGCTGTCTTGGTCGGCTTCTGCCGATCACGCACAAACGGCGCCAGGGTGCCGTCATCGATGTGCGTGATTGGCAGATCGCCGAGGTACGGGTCGAGCTGCTCAATATGTGAAGCGGAAAGCCCGATTGATGCTTGGTCTTTGAACTCCACCAGGAACCGCGTGGCAGCCTCACGCCAGGTTCGCACCTGGCGCACGCCGTAAACCTTCTCCTGGCGCAGCTTTTCCAGCCGATGAATCAAGTACTGCTCGGCTTCTTCCCTCTCGCTTGTTCCAGTGCTTTCTTGAAGTCGGCAACCTCTGACGACTTTGTCGATGTGCCAAATCCCGTTCCTCTCGTAGAGGCCCGACATTGTTTTTCGCGCCATTGTTTTGCTCCTTGGCGCCCACTGCGGGGCGGATTGTTGTCCTGATCGGTCTGTTTTTCAATCGCCATGGCTTCGACGTAGGCGTCTGCCCACTGGTCCAGCTCGTGGCGGTCAAAGCCAACGCCCTGTTTTCCAATGGGGAATTCACGGACGTGAGGGCGGACGGTGTTTTTGAAAACCTCTCGGCACATGCCGAGATATGCGGGTGCTGCCGAAGCGCGGATGAAACGCGGCGCGGTCTCTAGGACCGTCGCCAGCTTTGTGTTGGCCATAGAAATACCTCGCCAGGCCGTCGCCGGCTGGTGCTGTTTAGAGTGGTTAGGTGTTGAGTTGGGGCGGTCTCGGCTGTGCAGATAGCTGGCGCCAGAGGCCATCGGGAATTGAAAACTGGCTAACTTTCTTTAAATCTGTGCCGATCGTTTAGTAAACTTCAGCGATCGCTACGGAGTGCGTTGATGAAGTTGCTAAGTTTTTTTGTAGATCCATGGTTTTGGGTTGGTGTACCTGCTTTGGTCCTTGGTTTGTTTTTTACATGGCCAACCCTGCTTGGGCTTGGCGCCTCGCTGCTTGTTTGTTCATTTGTCAGCAGGTAAAGGAGAGTTTCTATGAGTGCCTACTGGAATGAAGTAGCGGGTTTAGTCCGGCAAGTCGCGAGTGCTGGCAGACGCTTGGAAGACTTTCTGCAGCGTGTCCCTGATCCCTGGAAGGCGGCTGATAAGAAAGAGTTTTCCGCTCTGCATGCTGATCTTTTACAGGCCCAGGAAGCCTATTCAGCATTTGAGCATTCCAAGCTCGATTTTTGAGTCTGCTCACCTGCAGTAGGCGGGGAGTTGGGTTCAGTACGGTACGCACTCAGCGCAGTTTGCGGTCCAGCCCTTGGAGCCGCAGCCAGTGCAGACGTGTTCATCCTTGGCGGGCTCTGCTGGCTTGAACGACACATCCAAGTTCACCGGCTTGAGCGGCAATTTGCACCGCGCCTTGATTTCGTCCGCCATATGCTGGCTCAGTCCCCAGCCCACGCATTGCTGGGCGGTTTTGTCCAGCACGCGAAGGCGTGAAGGTCTTGAAGAGCGTACGTTTTCACAGTTGAAGAACCACCATGTGTCGCTCATGGATTGGGGAACTGCGAGCTGGTAGGTGATGCCCAGGGCCGCCATAAACTCACATGCGCGGATCGGCATTCCGCATATGTCGAGGATTAGATGCGGGCCCTCCTTCGGCTCTGCTGGCTTGAGTGCGCCCAGGAACACGCGCATATCAGCCAGCACCTGGTCATGCTCCAGGTCGTTCGGCTCAACGTCTTCGTGAAACTCAATCTCGGTATCGAAGTTGGCAACGATGCGTTGGATCAGCGACGTCGCAGTGTCGGCTCGCTCATCCGCTGCGGTCAGCAGGGCTTGCAGGGCGTCGATCTTGGATTGCAGTGTTGTGCGTTCACCCTCGCCAGCAGTGAACCCACGGTTGTAGTCAAAATCTCTCTGGCTCATCACTCTTTCTCCCGCGCGCGCAGCTCGGCCATTTCCGCCTGCCGGGCCTTGCTGCATTTGTCGTGGTTGCCGTGGGCGCGGGAGTGCCCGCACTTGTCACAGAAGGTTTGCAAATCCAGCGGGCGCATGGGAGCGCCGCGAATCTTGGTGGTGCGGCGTAGGGCGGTCATGACGGCAGGGCTTTTAGCGCTGACTTACCCAGCATGCGCAGTGATCGGCGAGCGCGCCCCAGTTCCTGGCGTACGTCGCGGCGCTCTTGAATCACCCGCCAGGCCGCATAGCAGTGTTCACAGCCGGTGTCTTCATCGGCCAGGAAGTCTTGCTGCTCGTCTCGATCCAGAAGTTGAGGGCTACCGTAATCGCCCTCGACCGTTTCGTTGAAGGCTTCCCACAAGTGGGTTTTGACCAGCATCTTTTCGTCGTACAGGTCTTTAGAGTCCTGGGCGCTGATGTTCCAGTCATTGGCCTTCTTCATCACCGGGCATTCCGCCAGGTGCGCGCCGATCTGATTTTTCATCTGGCCGACCTGTTGCAACAGGCGCTCATGGTTGGCCAGGGCTGTGATGACTCGGGTTTCAAACGGGATGGCCTGTTTCATGCCGCCTCCTTCAACAAATCAATGACCTTCTTGATACCGCTGGCCACGCTGGACGGCTGGGCCACGGCGTACCGGGTCAAGTCGGCTATGGCCTTGGTGCGTGTCGGTTCGCGCCGGATGGAAGGGCCCAGGGCCCGCACAAACTCAAGGGCGTACCGCTTGCCCTCCAGTTCCATGACGCGGTTGATGGGGCCGGTGATTACCAGGTCGGGCAGTGGCTCGTTGGCCAGGACGGGCGGGAGAAGTTTGGAGGCGCGCGCGGGCGCCTGGCGGGCACGGTCAAGCGCCTGCTGTGCAAGTGAGTTCATTGGAGTACTCCGGGTAGAAGTGCTAGGCCGAGAGCTCGACCAGCGGTATACGGCTCATGTGCATGGTGTAGCCGGTACGCTGCTCAAGGGCCGCGTACTGGTTGAGCAGTTCGGGGTTGTGAGCTGCGCCGGTGCGCAAATCCTTCTTGCTGGCCATGATGCAAAACACGCAGCTCAGGCGGTCATTGCCCAACGCATAGGCGTAGTGCGGCTTCTGGCCGGCCTGCATGATCGTGTCGAAAATGTCGACGGTGGACATTTCGTGAACGGGCAACCACTCGTACCAGGTGTTAACGCTGTTGCTGATGCCCATCTGGCTGAATTCTCTGCGCTTGGCACGGCCAGGCGACTCCTGTGCGCGCAGGCCGAGGCAGTTAACAATCGTCTTGTAGCCATTGGCCTTGGCATAACGACGAACCTCGCGCTGGATCGGGCCGCGCTTGAGGTCGCTTGTGCATTGGCGGGTCGTCGCAGATGGCCAGCTCGGCACCTCGGGGCGGCCCTCAAAGCGGCGCTCTACCATTTCCAGCAGGGTCTTGGTGGCGGTGGCCACGATGAAGGGCAGTCCGGCAGCAGCCGCCTGATCACGGGCCAGCTCCATCGCACCAGGCCACTCCATCGCGCCAAGCGAGGCATGAACGACAAGCAACTGATTAGGCGGCACAAATTCAAGTAGCTTTATCAGCTGTGCCTGGGAATCTTTGCCTCCGGAATGATTGGCTACGAACAACGCTCCTGATGCAATCAACTCCCCGACTGTTGGAATTGTGGTCATGGGCACCTCAAGGGCGCCCACGCGGGGCGCCAGCAGAATTAAGCCACCTGAGCAGGTGGGTTCATGGCGAAATAGATGCGGGCGCAAGCTTCGGTGTCGGCCCGCGCGCGATGGCCACCTACCAGTTCTTCGCCAGTGAAGTGCAGCAGGGCCTCGGCAACCGAAGGCTGCTTGAACTGGCGCCCACGTCCGGCAGCGACCATGCGTTCGGTCGGCGGGCATTTGACGATGTTGGTGGAGGCCTGGCAGGTGCAGTACTTCGGGCCATCCTTGAATTCGTCGGCGGTGGCGTCATCCATGAAGCGCTTCAAACCGATGCGCAAGATGCGATCATCGAACGACACGTTGTGCGCAACCCGCAGCCCGGCCTGCGCCATGATGCTCATGAAGCCGGCGACCGCTTCGGCTTCGGGAATACCCTGCTCCAGGGCCATTTCGGTTGTGATGCCGTGGATCGCTGCGACGTTGTCGGGAATGACCCAGCCGTCGGGCTTCACCATCGCTTCGAACGAGTCCACCAGCACGCCGTCAGGCGTGTAGAGCAGGGCGCAAATATCGACGATGTGCGGTTGGTCGGGGTGTTCGCTGGGCGACTTGAACAGCGGAAGGCCGGTGGTTTCGGTATCGAAGAAGCAAATCAGATCGGACATGGCGGTTTTCCTTTGGGCAAAACAAAGGCGCCCGTAGGCGCCTGGTGGTGTTGAGGATGGGGTTAGGTCACGTCGGCCAGGGTGGCGATGACCCTGTAGCTGTGATCCATGGCGGTTTCGCCTTCTGATTCCAGCGCGATCACTTCGTTATCGAGCAAGCGGATCAGCAGGGATGCGGCTTTGTCGCTATCAATCGCCAGTCGGCTCTGAATCCAGTGGGCCTTGAACGCCTTGCTGTTGGACTTGAGCACGATCAGCTGGGCCGCGTCGTCGTAGGTGAACTCGCCGAACTCTTTGTCCAGATCGGAGCCGGTGCTTGCAGCGCCACCCGTGCGCTCGGCAAGTTCAGCGGCGGTGCCCAGCGGGTGCTGGCCATCCGGCTCGTCTGGTCCGGTTGGCGTTGTAAGCACCGGCCGCAGCACCTCGCGCGCGCCGTTGGAGTTCATCGCAGAAACAATACCGGTCTGCTCCATGCCTTCAAGCATCCGCGCAGCACGGTTGTATCCGATCTTCAACTTGCGCTGAATCGCCGAAATGCTTGGGCGGCGGGACTCGATGACGAACACCACAGCATCGCTGTACAGCGGATCCTCGCCATCCGGGACGTTGTCGTCATAACTTGCGAGCTCGTCGGCGCCGTTGCCGCCGGCGTGGAGCAGGCTGCCGGTTAGGTCGCTGACGTGCAGGGGAAGGTCTGGCTGGTCACGGTCCGGCTGGATGAAGTCCAGACCGTCGCCATAGTCGTCCGGTGCCATCACCAATAGGCAAAGGTGGCCAGCGCTGTCGATCAGGTCATGACGGTTTGGGTCTTTCGCGTCAACGATCGATGTCAGCGTCAACTGCTTGGAGTTGAATTTGACCTCCTTCATCATCATCGGGATGGTGGTCACGTTGCGTGAGCTGATGATTGCAATGGCAGTCATTACCGCGTCTTCGGCGGCTTCGGTCAGGCGGTCAATGACTTCCTGTTGCTGGCCTTCGTTCAGCTTGCCGTATGGCGAGTGCAAGTTTTTCAGTTCGAACAGCCCGGCGTTGACCAGGTCATGCACCAGCAGTTCGTGAGCAAGCATCGACGGCGGAGTATCCAGCAGCTTGGCCCGCTCAATGATGCCTTTGTGTTCAGTTTTCATAGTTGACCCTCAGTGCTTAGCGATGCGCTCAAGCTTCGATTGTTGAGCGGGGCTCAGATTGGTATGCGCTCCGTACCGCTTGAAGCTGGCGCGCATGTTCTCGACGAATTCCAGCTCCCAGGCGCCGCTGGCATGCATTTCGGCGGCGACCAGGATGGAAGCGAACTCCTCGACACTGTCGTAGATGTCGAGGATGGACTGAGCAGCCATGATCAGGCTGCGGCCAGGTTGGCCTGTACTGCCTGGATGTGGTTGACCAGGGCGGTACAGATTCGCGGGAAGTCGCTTTCGCGGTACAGCGTTGCACCACGCTCGCGGGCGGCCGCTTCGAAGCCCAGCGAACTCATGAAGCTGGCCGACACGACGAAGCCAAGGCGGTCGCTCAGGTCTCCCAGTTTGAAGAGCCGGCCATCGTCGGCGGGCTGCTGAACTGCTGCAGCCGTCTTGATCGGCGTGGCGGCGACCGGCGCCGGCTCTTCCGCGACTTTCACAGGCTGCTCAACAACCGGTTCCGCTGCCTGCTTTTGCTGCTGCTGGGCTGCGAGCTGCTGCGCCTTTTCTTCTTCCTGGCGCTTGAGCTCTTCCTGCTGCTGGTTGTACTCGTTGATTCGGACCTTGATCAGCGCCACCAGGTCATCGTTGGCCTTAAGGGCCAGATCCTGGAAGTCCTGGAACAGGAACTTGTGGTCAGCTGCCAGCTCGTTAAGGCTGGCTTGGTTGACTCGGATACCGTCGGCGATCCGGCTGGCCTCGATCTTGGCGCGGGCCAGTTCGGCGTCTGCCGCTTCACGCAGGCTTGAAATCGACTTCTTGCCCTTGATGGCGCCTGCAAAGTCGGAAGCCACACGCGGCATGCGGATACGGCCACCCAGCGTGGCGTTGATCTGGTCGATGTGATCCTGCAGGGCCTTGGCCGCATCCATGACGATATCGCTGCGGATCATGTCCTTGCGCGCCTTGACCAGCTTTTCCAGTTCCAGGCGCTTGCGCCGGGTCTCGGCCGCGATGTCATCAATCGCCTTGAACAGCACGTCGATGCTCTCGGTTTGGCTCAGGGCGTGTTCTTTGGCTGCCTTGAGCTTGTCCTCGACTTCGCCGCACCACTTGACCGTGGCGTCAGCGTCGGCGAAGTCCTGGTCAGTTTTCAGCTCGGTGCTGATGTTGCTGATAACGGTCAGGGCGTGCGACTTGAAGGCGTCCAAGTTGCTGGCGGTGACCATGCCCGTAACGTCGATGCGCAGCGCGGGCAACTGATCAGGGGCGGCGCCGATTGCCTCGACCTTGGTTTCCTGCGGGACGAATTCGCCCAGGTCTTGTTCGAACTGAGCCCATCCGGCGATCAGCTCTTCACGGCGCCCAGGAACAGGCGTGTATTCCATGCTGACGTACTTGTCGCGGGTGCCATCGGAACAGACGAAAAGCACGCGTTCGGCGCCGCTGACCAGCAATTGCTGCTCAAGCTGCCAGTAGTAGTGCGGATCCAGCTCGCGGGCGCGGATCTGCGCGACTAGCTTCTCGTTCCACAGTTTGTGTTCGAACAGAACGTCACCCAGCATCGTGGCGCCGTCCATCGAGGCCAGCAGGTTGCCGCTGGTGCCGACGATTGGATACAGCTCTTCGCCGATATCTTCCTCGGCCAGGGGGCGCGCCATTTCCTCGGTGGCGTGGCCACGGTCGAACGCGGCCTGTTGTTGCGGGGTGACGTCCGGAACGATGCCGGTTTTTTTCATCGCCAGCAGATCGTTGCGGGTCTGGAACTTCGAAGCGCCCTTCATCGCGGGCGCCTCCGAAGCGGTGAAGTGGCTTGCGCGAAGGGCCAGCCATTCCGGCGTGCCCTGTTGGACGTTATGCACTTTCATTGGTGGCTTCTCCTTCGATTGGGGCCAGGGCGCGAATGCGCTCTTCCTGCTCCGGGGTGAGGGTGTATTTGCTGACGATTTTGGAAATGATGTGGTCGGGGTTGGTCCCACCGGACGCAATCAGTCCGCGCCACTTTTCCGCGCTTTCATCCAGCTTGCTGTCCGGGTAGACCTGCAGCGCCTTGGGCTCTTCGGCCTTGCGTGCATGGGTCTGGTTGAGTTCGCGCTCGACAGGGATGTCCTGAACCTCTTCGGCCATCGGCATGCCGCGTAGCACGTCGGGGAACACGTCGCGCAGGGCGAACGACCGGGCCCGCATTTGGCGCATACGTTTCGGGTACTGAGCCCATGGGCCTTGCTTGCCCTTGAGGCCGGCCTGCTGGGCGTCGGTCATGCTGAACGTGCGGGTCTGTTCGTCTTCGCCGACACGCTTCACCCGGCAGGAAGCCGTCTCGCCGTCGTCGGTCTCGTAAACGTACTCACACAGCGGCGAGCTGCGCACCAGGGCGATTACCGCGTCACCCCAGAGCGATGGGCGCCCGTTGATGACCGCGATGCTTTGCATGGCCTGCATGGGCTGCAGGCCCAGCTCCATACCCCACTGCACGGCCACCAGGATGTTGGCGGGTTTTTTCTGGAAGTCCTTCGGGACGATATCGGAGTTGGCGAGGTAGTCGGCGAACTTCAACGCCTCGTCGAGGTTCTGCGGCGCCAGGCTGAACGTTGGCTTGATGGCTAATTCGGACACAAGAGTTTCCTTGCCGCGACGTGCGCAGCATTGAGGGGGTTTAAGGGGTTATTTAGTAATGAACCCGCCGATAGCGGGGCCCAGTAGAACGATGGCGAGGAAGGTCAGGCCAACGATGGCCGAGGTCCAGCGGATGGCGCGCCGCCGGTCACGCTGGCGGGTGGTCATGGGATGCACCGGTCGCTGCGCCCGCAGTAGCTGTAATTTGGATCAAACTCGCGGGCGTCGCAGTCGAACACGTAGCTGCAGCCGCACGACCTGCACTCGGCTTCCCACACGTTACCAATGCGCTGCAAGCCTTCTGGCTCACGACCTTGTGCGGCCTCGTTTCGGTAGTTCCGCTCTATCCGGCTGTGGCGCTTTGCCTCAGCTGCACGTATGCGGCCTGTGTCCGTGGCGTCGAACCTGTGATATCTCATGACACCCTCGCAATCAGCATGCCGCGCCGTGTGTGTTCCAAGCGGACAGGTTTAGGTAGGTCAGCGACCATAAAAAAGCCCTGAGCGATCAGGGCTTTGGCAATGGCGGTGTGGCTGGTGGCGATAACCGCCACGCATTTACTATTCATAACGGCGCTCCAGCATGATTTGGCGTTCGTCTGAGCGGTAATCGCCAACGGGTTCAGGTTCGTAGTCGATATCGGGGTCAACATCGATCGGTTCGTCTGGCTCGTCCGGTGGTTCAAGCCACATGTCATAGGCGCTCATGCCGCCGACAACCGCTGTTCGCGAATCTCTTTCGCTGTGCGGTTGAGGCGCACGCTCTTGATGCTGGCATTCAGTCGGGCGAAGTCGTGGTGCCCAATGTCGCCACGGATCAGCGCGTAGCTCGCCATCCCTTCGGCATAGGCCAAGCAAATTTCCGCCTGGTCCTTGCAGCAGGCCGGCCACTTCTTTGCCGACTCAAGCTGTTCATCGAACATCTCTCTTGCGTGTTTATCGAACATGGCGGGCCTCCAGGGGCGGTAATTGCATCCGTCTGCCCACTCGGGGGAATGGGCAGAGGTGATGTTTTCAAGCGGCGCTGGCAATCCCACTCGGCGAGTTGCGCAGAGGTGCGCGCCAGTTTTTGTCGAAATCAGCCATCGCCGCTTCCGGGGTGTCGCCGAATCCCGCAACACCTGATTGCAGGTCGCCGCCGAACAGGGCGCAGTACTGATTGCCGTCGATGCTCAGGGAAGGACGAAACACGGCAGAAGGTCGGGTGTAGGCGGCGTTAATGTCGGTAGCTGTTTGCGTTACGTGCATAACAAACATGTGGGATGCGTAGGCGCTTTCTCGATCGTTCATGGGTTGTTGCTCCGGTTGTTTTCCCAATGCACCCGTCGCCAGGTGCATCAGTGAAAATTTCCGTTGTCTTGCACGCCGACGTACCGAGGTCTATACGGCGCATCAGGGTGGGAGTCGCCCACGCCCGATGCGTCAAAGCCTTTCCCGGTCGACGCTTTGTTGCGGCTGGTTGTTAAAGAGCGGTTCGCGTATTGCTGCGATGTGCGAACAATACGAAAACGGATTGATGCAGTCAATACGTAAATGCATTGATTTTTCTCCGGACGAAAAAAAGCCCGCTCAGTGGCGGGCCTATTTGTGCTATCGACGATTCACTCGCGGCGCATGCCTGGCGATTTTCCGTAAATGGCTTCGTATTTTTTAACCTTGTCGAAACAGGTCAGATTGGTAGTTGTTTTAACTTCATCGTGGACAGGATTGTTGCTGGGGATTCCCCAGCATAGATCGATGTCTCGTTCCGCCATTTCTTGATCGGACATCGGGCCGGATAGCCATGCAATGAAGATCCCCGCGGCGACCAGGGCAACGATCAAAAGGACGGTTCGCGGCCACTTTGGTTTTGCCTCTGGGTCTGTGGTCTTTTCGTTGCTACGAGGTGTGTTGCGATCCTTCATTTTGATTCCTTGAATAGCGTGGTTTGCATTTTTTTCGGTTCCGTCTGCCACAGTCTCAAAGCCCGCTCTACGTCGGGTCAATTTTTTCGAGGTCTAGTTAAAAGCGCCGCCTTACCTTCCAGGCACCATTGCTCCACGACGGCTCAAGCTCGGCGCACAGAAAGAAGGTAGGAGTGCCGGAATTCTCGATGGACGGCCCAATCATCGCCGCGCAGAGCTTTCCTGCAATATCAGTCGGAACGGAATCGCTCAGAAATCCTGCTATGGACTTTTTCGGGCCGTCGGCTGAGGGGATGTTGATCACAGCAAATGCCCCCGTTTCCTTCGATTGGCTCGTTGCAACAACCAAGCAGGGGGTCAGTTCGTTTTCAACAAGTGAGATATCCATGTATTCACAGATGTACGCAAGTGCGGCCGCGCCATCCTTAAAGTGGAGCTGTACGGGTGGTGGCGAACTGGGCAACTCAACCTTGCTTCCTGATTTAATCCATTTGATCAGCCGGTAAGTGAATTTGTCATACAAGAAAGATGAAAGCAGGCCGACTACCGTTATCCATGTTCCATAGCTAGCTGCTGGATAGTCCCTAAAGCTATGCCGCTCAAAAAAGGCAGACGCAATCCAGTTTTCAAAAAATCTACTTAAGCTGTAAGCATCTTCAGATATTTGGTACATACCAACAATTAAGGTTAATAACCCAGTAATAAATACAAGGAAGCCCACCCTTTTAAGTGGCGTATTGAGCTCTTTCATTACAGCTTCCTTGAGTTCCAGGCCAGCAGCACGCGCGCGTGAATGCGCAGCATGTCAAGTTCGGCGCCCCTTATGTCGTAAGGCGGGAAGGCGTCGTTGTCGGAAATCATCCGGATCATTTTCGGCAGCCGCTGCAAGCGCTTGATGTACAGAACTCCATCCAGCGAAAACAGGTAGACACCGTCTACCACAACCTCATTCACACCTTTATCGATGATGAGCGGGTCGCCACTGGTAAAGGTCTTTTCCATGCTTTCACCGAAGCCAGTCACCACAGCCAAGTTTTCCGCCCTGCTGTAGTTGACGCCCTGTTCCCGCAGGTACTCCTGGCGGACAGTGATGTTTCGGATCGTCTCGATATAGTCGCTTGGTACAACCTGCCCTGGTCCCATAGATCCCACCACGTCGTATTGAGGGATGTCGATATCGCCCTTCGCCTTGCCCGCGAAGTTCGCCAAAACAACATTTGATCCTTTGTCGCCGCCACGCCAAAGCCAATCGGTGGTCACGCCCAGAGCCTTGGCTATCTTGTCGATATTGTCCTGACGAGGGTTTTTTGAGTCGCCGGTAATGATCCGGTGAATGGTTGGCTGATTGACGCCAGAGCGCCGCCCCAGCTCGCCCTCCGACAAGCCCAGGCGCTCCATTTCCGCAGCAAGTCTTTCGCCAATCTTCATACAAACACCCAATAAGAAAACGTATTAAAAAAGGAGTCTATTGCGGCATCCAATGCGCTTGCGTATCATCGACCAATACGTAAATGCATTGGTGAGCCAGAATGACCATTCAGAAAATGCTTGCAGACCTTGCCGGCTGGGGCTTTTCCCAGGCAGCAATCGCCAAAAAAGCCGGCACAACCCAGCCAACAATCCACCGCGCCAGTAAGGGCGCAGGTATCGGCTACAACGCCGGTAAAGCGATTGAGGCCATGCACAAAGAGGCGGAAGCCTCCCAGTCGGTGGCCTGACCATGTCGACGACCTCATTAGGCCAAGAAGGCGATGAAACTGCACGGGAGACGGAAACCCTGATCTTGCAGCGGGTTTTGTCTGTCGGTCAGAAAGAGATAGCCCGTGAAACCGGGTTGAGTGAGTCGACCGTTTCCAGGTGGAACGATGGTGAGTACGCAAGATGGGCCCAGGTGCTTTCGTTCCTGGGGCTGCGTGTGGTTCCCCAGTCGGCCATTGTCGTGACGCCTGCATACCTGCACTCGCTGGAAACCCTGGCTGAAATCGGGTTGAAGGCCGAGAAAAAGCGGCCCGGCCCGCTGGGGTGGGACTGACCATGGCCGCGCTCCCATACATGCAGCTGTACGTCGCCGACTACCTGGCCGACACCATGCACCTGACCACAGAAGAGCATGGCGCCTACCTGTTGCTGATCTTCAACTACTGGCAGACCGGAAAACCCATACCAGTGCCCCGACTGGCCCGTATTACGCGGCTTTCGAACGAGCGTTGGACGGACGTTGAACGGTCGTTGGGTGAGTTCTTCAACGAGCGTGATGACGAGTGGGTTCACGACCGAATCGAACGAGATTTGGAAGCCGTCCGTGCAACACAAGAACAGCGAATTGCAGCAGGAAAGGCGTCCGCCGAGGCTCGTAAGCAGTCCGCAAAGTCCCGCCCTAAAGCCTCCAGCAACGCTCGTTCAACGCCCGTTGAAATTCCGTTGAACGAAAACGCAACGAATAAAGAAGAGAAGAGAGAAGAAGAGATAAGGCAAACACCCCCTTTATCCCCCCTTGCTGAAAACCCGGCTCCAGCACCAGAGCCAAAACCCAAGCGCAAATCCCGCTTGCCGGAACCCTTCAACGTCACCGGCGACATGCGCAAGTGGGCGGCTGACCGTGCACCCGCCGTGCACCTGGTCAACGAAACCGAGAAGTTCGTGAACTACTGGCGTGGCAACGGCAGCACCAAGGCCGACTGGATCGCCACTTGGCGTAACTGGCTGCTCAAGGCCCAGGAAGACGCAAACCGCCGCGTTACCGCACCACACCGCACCAGCAACCCCCCATTGGACATGTCCAGCACTGACTGGGCACTGGAGCCGATCCTATGAAGCGCGTGTCGGAAATCACCAAGGGCCTCAACCCGCAGCACGCATTGGATCAAATCCCAATGCCAGCGCCGATCAAGATTGACCAGCAAACCGCCGAATACGTGAACACGGTGTTCGACAAGCTCCAGGGTATTTACCCGGCGTGGCGCCAGGCCTGGACCGACGACGCGGCCCTGAAAAACGCCAAGCGCGAGTGGATCGCCGGATTCATCCAGGGGGGAATCAACTCCGACGCGCAACTGGCCTACGGATTCCAGCACGCCCGCCAGGACAAGAGCCCATTCCTGCCGAAAGTCGGCCAGTTCGTTGCCTGGTGCAAGCCAACCCCGGAAAGCATGGGATTGCCCTGTGAGGCCCAAGCCTGGGACGAAGCACGCGCAGGCAAGTACAGCCACCCTGCTGTGCGCATTGCAGCCGAAGCCACCAGCACGTTCGACCTGCACTCGGGATCGAGCAACGACAAGGCCCTGCGCCAGCGCTTCGAACGCAACTACGCCATCGTCATGCGCCGTGCACAGACCGGCCAGCCGCTGGAAGGACGGATCGCCAAAGGCCTGGGCCACGACAGCATGCGGCCCCGGGAACAGATCCAGTTGGAACACTCCCGCAAGGTCGCCGACGAGCTGGTCGCCACCCTCGAAATTCCAAAAGACCCCAAATCGTGCCGCGCACTGCTGCTGGCAAAACTCGGCATCCGGAGAGACGAACATGCATGACCTCAAGCCCGTTTCGTTCTTCGTGCCAGGCGAGCCGCAAGGCAAGGGCCGCGCCCGTATCGGCAAGGTCGGGAACTTCGCCCGCATGTACACGCCAGCCAAGACTGTGGCCTACGAAGGGCTGATCGCGCTCGCCGCGCAGGATGTGATGCAAGGCCGTGCCCTGATCGAAGGCCCGGTGATGATCGAGCTGCGCATTGTCCACTCGATCCCTCAATCCAAGTCGAAAAAGTGGAAGGCCCAGGCACTGGCAGGCGAAATCCCATGCACGAAAAAGCCAGATGCCGACAACGTCTTCAAGGCCGTCTGTGACGCTCTTAACGGCGTTGTGTTCAAGGATGACGTGCAGGTTACGGATGGATCGTTTAGACGGCGCTGGGGAGCTATCCCGGGCGTTCACGTACGAGTTGTGCCGCTGTGCCTGTGATTGACCAGCAATACGCGAAAATACGCAATGAGGGGGATTTATGAGACTGATCAGCGCACGGCAAGCATGGCACGATTGCTACTACACGCCCTGGGACAGCGTCATGCACCACGGGCTGGAGGGAGCAAAGCTCGGGAAGCGCGGCTACGTGCCGAACGAAACGCGCCCTGATCGCTGGGAGAATCTGGGCAGATGCGCCCATATGGCCGTTGCAGGCCGGGTGCAGAACGCCATTGCGAGCCTGCCGCTGGAGTACCAGGCCTTCGGGCACCACCTGTACGCCCCGGTGATCACCACCGAACAGTCGAATGCGTGGGACGATGCCGCCCACGGACTGCTGGCCGGTGGCGTTGATCTGGCGCTACGTGAGCGCGGCGAGAAACGGCGGTGCCTGGACTACAGCCGGGAATACTACGTCGCCCGGGGCGTCCTGGTGCGATACCGGCATATGGTGCAGGGTGGCATGGGAGCCAACCCCGACCCGATGGCAAACTCGTGGGTGTTCCGCGGCTGGTTGGCTGATCACCATGGCGTTATCCTTGACCGGCGCAACTGGACACGCGACTGGGGCTGGCTGATTCAGCTGGTGTTTGAAATAGCTGGCACGATGGATAGGAAGTGCTTGGCTCCAGTTGGGAAATTACTTGGCGAACAAATGGAGGCGGCTTAGTGGGTATGGAGTTTGACATTGTCAAAAATGTTAGGGGTGAGTTTCTAAAACTCATAAGTGAAATATCTAAGCAGCAGTCGCGCATAGATACTAAGTGGCAATTTGACTTGATGGAATGGGAGCAATCAATAAAACGATGGGGGGGCGACCTTGATGCTGAAACAGACCCATTCGTCATCAGTACCAAAAGTTACGTCGATCTTAGAACTCAAAAAAATGAACGTTATAGCGATGGGCTATCCGTGTTTGTGGATAAGCGCGACATGCTCCTCAGCGTAAAAAACCGGCGATATCAGTGGTTGCTAGCCGAAGCGTACGAGTTCTTTGAGGATGCGATAGAAAAGTTGTATGCCGCGGCGGGATACCTTGATCGAGACTTTTGGCCCTTGTCTGATTTTGGACACGAAAGGCTGTCCACAATGGAAAATCTTGGATTCGACGACTTTCAAAAAAAGGCTGTCAAAAAGAGAGATACTCCCAAAAGTATATTGGCAGTTTTTAAAAATAGAATTCCTAGTCTAGAAAGTGCAGACCCAGAGCTGGTATATGGCGCGCCCGTTGGGTTTCTCGTTGTGCTTGTGGAAAAGCTGAGACATTTAATTGTGCATTCAAACGGCCGAACCGATAGGCTGGATGAGTTTTGCAGCAAGGTATTTCAAGATGCAGGGATTAGTTCAAAAGGCAAGGATGCAGATTTAGAACTTTATATCCGTAAACTTTTTGCAGAGACTCCGATTGGCGACTACCAAATTCATCTGCTAGAGCCAGAACTCGATAGCACCGAACTGGAGCTCCCGGAGGATACCTTTATTATAAGGCAAGGATTTCTGGACGATTTACTCTCGGTAATGATGTCTTATGTCGCATTACTGGCAGATACTTTACTCGAGCATTTAGAGCGGTCTGCATACTCTAGATCAGGTGCTTGACAGGTTTGTGCCAGTTCTGACATGATTTTTCCACGGTGTGAAGTCGCACCCGATACTTAGAAACCCGCCAAGTGCGGGTTTTTTGTTGGCTGGAAATCATCCCTGAGCCCTGGCATTTGCCGGGGCTTTTTCGTTTCTGGAGGCCCTCATGGCAGCCCCAGGTAGGAGTTCGAACAACATGGCCAACCCGACACCGGAAGGGATCGTAGAGGTGGTGGGAGCGTCAATTGCCAACAAAGGCATGGCGGTCGGTGCCGTTACTGGCGCTGTTGGCTGGCTGTCCCAGGTCAATTGGATCGGTATTGCTGGCGTGGTTGTGGCAGTGGTGGGCTTGCTTGTCAGCACCTACTTCCAGATTCGCCGTGATCGCCGGGAGGCAGCCGAGAGCGCGGCACGCACGGCCGAGAGCGCAGCCCGCGTCAAAGCCTTGCAGGACAAGTGCGAGATATGAACGCCCAGTTACGGCAGCGCATCGCGGTCAGCATGCTGAGCCTGAGCGCCGCCGGCTTCGCCACCTGGCAGGCGAGCGAGGGTTTCACCCCTGTCGCGGTCATCCCCACAAAGGGCGACGTGCCAACCATCGGCCACGGCTCCACCCGTTATGAAGACGGCTCGCCAGTCCGCATGGGCGACACGATCACACCGGCCCGCGCCGAAGTCCTGGCCCGCAACCTCAACGGCCAGGCTGAACAGCAGTTCGCCGCGTCCATCCCGGGCGTGAAGCTGTACCAGGACGAATTCGATATCTACATGGACTTCGTCGGCCAGTACGGCATTGGCACCTGGCGCAAGGGCTCGCCCCGCAAGAGCCTGCTGGCCGGCAACTACGTTCAGGCCTGCAATGACCTACTCAAGTATCGCTATGCCGCTGGCTTCGACTGCTCGACACCGGGCAACAAGCGCTGCGCTGGCGTATGGACTCGCCAACTGGAGCGTCATGCCAAGTGCATGGCCGCCCAATGAATCAACCTATCACCGAGGCTATCGCCGTGAATGAACCCCAAGCACTGACCCCGTATCAGCAGAGCATCGTTGCTGAGCAAACCCAACTCGCCGACAGCATCAAGCAGTTGGAAGACTTCCTGGGCACCAACGAGTGGTGCCACCTGGGCCAGGACGAACACAACCGCATCGTCTTCAAGCTCGGCTCTATGCGCGAGACGCTGAAGGTGATCGATAAGCAGGTCGAGGCGTTCAACGCGCCGCCGGCTGAGTAAGGAGTTTCGCCATGACCCGCTACCTGATCGCCGCACTCGTTGGCTGTCTGTTGGTGATTTATGGCGGTTGGAGTCACATCCAGGGACAGGCCAAGGATCTGGCCATTGCGAAGGATCGCAATTCCACCCTTGAGCGTGCTGCCGCGTCACGGCGCAACACCCAGCGCCTGCTGGCCCAGCTCGACACCGAACACACAAAGGCCCTGACCGATGCGCAGACCACTAACAACCAGCTTCGTGCTGCTGTCGCTACTGGCGCTCGCCGGCTGTCCGTCAAGGCCACCTGTCCCGTTGTGCGAACCGCCACCACCGCCACCCGCCTGGATGATGCAGAAGCGCGAGCCGAACTTGACCCAGCGGCTGCTGAACGAATTGTCGCCATCCCAGCCGATGGTGACGAAGCCATCGTCGCCTTGACCGGGCTGCAGGACTACATCAACACCGTCTGCCTGGGCGGTACCAATCAAAAGGGGCAGTGACTCGATGGCCGTCCTTACCCCGAAGCAACAGGCGTTTGTTCTGGAGTTCCTGGTTGACCTGAACGCCAGCCAGGCGGCAATCAGGGCAGGGTATGCGCGCAAGGGCGTCAACGCTGCGTCCTACTCGTTGATGCAGCGCCCGCACATTGCAGCCGCGATCAAGGCAGCCATGGAGGCACGCAGCCAGCGGACCAAGGTTGACGCCGACTACGTGCTGCACCGGCTCACTGAAATTGATCAGATGGACCTGTTGGACATTCTCGACGACGACATGTCGATCAAGCCGCTCTCCAAATGGCCAAAGGTCTGGCGTCAGTCGCTGTCGGCGTTCGATATCGCCGAAATGTTCGATGGCGTCGGCAAGGAACGCGACCTGGTCGGCCTGATGAAAAAGATCAAGTGGCCGGACAAGGTCAAGAACCTGGAGTTGCTGGGCAAGCACGTCAACGTCAACGCCTTCCGGGATCAGGTGGCGGTAAACGTCACCCACACCCTTTCCGAGCGGATGGCTAAAGCCCGTGAACGCGCCAGCAGAGGTTGACCAGGAACAGCAGCTGGTCGAGGACATTCTTTCATTCTCGCAAGACCCGCTTGGTTACGTCTGGTACGCGTTCCCGTGGGGCGAGCCAGGCACCGAGCTGGCGAACAAGCACGGGCCCAGGCCCTGGCAGATTGAAGTCCTCGACTCAATCGGCAAGAAGCTACGCGCCGGCGCCAAGGATCTGGGCGAGGTTATCCACGAAGCCACGGCCAGCGGTCACGGCATCGGCAAGTCTGCCCTGGTGTCCTGGCTCATTAAGTGGTGTGTCGACACCTGCGTAGATGCGCGCGGCGTTGTCACAGCGAACACCGAAACCCAGCTCAGGACCAAGACCTGGCCCGAGGTGGCGAAGTGGAACCGGCTTTCCATCACGTCGCATTGGTTCCGTATCACGGCCACGGCGCTGATCAGCACCGATCCGGAACACGAAAAGAACTGGCGCGTGGACGCGGTGCCCTGGTCGGAAAGCAATACCGAGGCATTCGCCGGCCTGCACAACGAAGGCAAACGCCTGCTCCTGGTGTTCGACGAGGCGTCAGCCATCGCCGACCTGGTGTGGGAAGTGGCCGAGGGTGCGCTGACCGACGAGAACACCGAAATCATTTGGGCTGCATTCGGTAACCCAACCAAGACCACCGGCCGGTTCCGGGCGTGTTTCACCCGGTACAAGCACCGCTGGGCGCACCGCCAGGTTGATAGCCGGACGGTCGAAGGCACCAACAAAACGCAAATCGCCAAGTGGCAGGCGGACTACGGCGAGGACAGCGACTTCTTCCGTATCCGTGTGCGCGGCATGTTCCCGAGGGCTTCTGAATTGCAACTGATCCCAACTGATTGGGTGGCGGAAGCCATGAAGCGCGAGGCCGTGTATGGCATGGACGATGCCCTGGTCTGCGGCATCGACATTGCCCGGGGCGGTATCGACAACAACGTCATCCGGTTCCGGCGCGGCCTTGATGCTCGATCGATACCGGCGATCAGGATCCCAGGCAGCGAAACCCGCGACACCACGCTGTTCATCGCCAAGGTTTGCACCGTGGTGCAGGAAAAGCGCCCTGACGCGGTGTTTGTGGACTCGACAGGCGTTGGCGGGCCAGTTGCCGACCAGTTGCGCCGGCTCATGCCTGGCGTGGTGATCATCGACGTGAACTTCGCCAGCGCAGCGCCAGACCGGCACTACGCCAACATGCGCACCTACATGTGGTGGCAGATGCGCGAAGCCATCCGCGCGGGCCTGGCCATCGAGAAAAACGCCGAACTTGAGGCTGAATTGACTTCGCCCGAGTACTCCCACAACGGCAGCGACCAGATCGCGCTGGAAAAGAAGGACGCCATCAAGAAGCGCCTGGGCATATCCCCGGACGACGGTGACGCCCTGGCCCTCACGTTCACCATGCCGGTGATGAAAAGCCAATACAGCAACTACAGCGGGGCCGGAGACAGCAACAACGGCCTTGAATCCGAATACGATCCTTACGCGAGAAACTGACATGTGCGGAAAGAGCATCAAGAACCTGGTCAACAAGGTGGTCAAGCTCGACCCCTTGCGTGGCGGTGACGTAATCCTTGAAGGCATGGGCCTGCCGAACATGTTTGGCGAGAACACCGGCATGTTCAACAAGGCAGAGCGCGAGAAGGCCGCAGCTGAAGCGGCGTCTGGCTCTGGTACTTCGGCCAACCCAGCCGCCCCGACCACCTCCAGCGACTCAGTACAGGCCGCTGTCGAGGCCGAACGCAAGCGCCGCCTGGCCCAATCCGGCCAAAACGGCACCATCTTGACCGGCTCGTCTGGCGTGCTTGGCAATGCCAACACCAGCCAGAAAACGCTGTTGGGGGTGTAACTTGGCCGACTCCCTGCGCGAACGCTGCGAGAAGCGCTACACCGCTCTCAAGAGCGAGCGCGACAGCAACTGGTTGCCTGAGTGGAAGGAACTGGGCGAATTCATCAGCCCGCGCTCTGGCCGCTGGAACAATACCGACACCAACGACGGCAAGCGCCGCGATCAGAAGATCATCAACCCGCAGGCCACGTTTGCGGCCCGCACGCTGGGCGCCGGGATGCACACCGGCATGACCAACCCATCGTCGCCTTGGGTGAAGTTCGGTACGCCTGACCCTGGCCTTATGAATTACGCCCCGGTCAAGGCCTGGCTGTTTGCTGCTGAAACTGCCATGCGCGAAGTCATGGCCAGGTCGAACCTTTACAGCGTGCTGCCCAACCGCTACAGCGAAGAAGGCATATTCGGCACCGCGCCCATGGTGGTGATGCCGGATGACAGCGACTTACTGCGTTCCTACCCGCTGGCCGTCGGCAGCTACATGCTGGCCAACAACAGCCGCAACCAGGTGGACACGCTCTATCGCGACTTCCGCATGACTGCGCGCCAGATGGAACAGCAGTTCGGCAAGGACAAGATGGACACCGCGTCCAGGAACCTGTTGAGCAGCAAGCCAGATGCCTGGGTTGATATCTGCCACGGAATCGAACCCAACGACACCCGCGAGAAGGGGCGCAAGGACAACACCAACATGCCGTTCCGCTCTGTGTACTGGGAGAAGGGCGGTGACAAGGATTCGATGCTGCGTGAATCCGGGTTCAAGGTGTTCCCGGTCATGGCGCCGCGCTGGGATGTGCTGGGCGAGGACGTGTATGGCACTGGCCCTGGCTCAATGTGCATTGGCACCACCAAGGCCATTCAGTTGATGGAGCGCCGCAAGGCCGAACTGTTGGAGAAGGGCGTGCGCCCGCCAATGGGCGCCCCGGTCAGCCTCAAGAATCAGCGCGCCTCGATCCTGCCGGGCAGTATCACTTACCTCAACGATATGCAGGTAGGTGCCAAGTTCGCCCCGCTGTATGAGGTTCAGCCGGCCTGGCTTGGCCAACTGCGTGGCGAGATTGAAGCCGACAGCTCGATCATCGACACCGCGTTCTTTGTCGACCTGTTCCTCATGATCAGCCAGATGGACAGCGTCCGGACGGCCTACGAGATTGCCACCCGCAAGGAAGAAAAGCTGCTGATGCTGGGCCCGGTGCTCGAGCGTCAGACCGACGATCTGCTTGATCCGCTGGTGGATATGTACTTCAACCAGATGCTGGAACAGTCCATTCCGCGCTGGACCGGCATGCTGCCTGGTGCGCCATTGCTGCCGCCGCCACCCCAAGAGCTGGCCAACATGGACTTGCGCATTGAGTTCACCAGCATCCTGGCCCAGGCCCAGAAAGCCATTGGTGTATCCAGCATTGAACGCGCTATCGGGTTCGCCGGCACTGTGGCCAACGTGACCCAAAGCACTGAGGCACTGGACCTGCTCGACTCCGACGAAGCTATGCGCCAGTACTTTGAACTGATCGGCGTGCCTCCGACCCTGGTGCGGGCTGACGACATGGTCGCGCAGATCCGCGATCAGCGTTCCCAGCAGATGCAAGCCCAGCAGATGCAACAGGAACTCGGCAGCGCCATCCAGGGCGCCCAGTTGTTGAGCCAGACCGACACAGGCGGGGATAACGCCCTGACCGCGCTTGCGGGGGCTATGTGATGGACGACCAGCCAGGCCAGAAGCCGACCGAACAGGAATTGCAGGACATAGCCGACTTCAAGTGGCTGATGGGTGACAGCCGAGGGCGCCGTTTCATGTGGCGAACCATGGGCCGTTGCCGAATTTTCCAGGGCTCAATAGGCCCCACGGATGCAATCACGAACTTCAACGAAGGCCAACGCAATGTTGGCCTTTTTCTTTTGAGCCAGGTGAACAACCTGACCCCCGAGCTTTACGCCGTCATGGCTGCCGAGAACGTTGAGCAGCCTGCTGACGATCAACCCCAGGAGACAGATGAATGAGCCCTTTGATGATGAAGCTGCTTGGCCGCGTGTACATGAGCGAGGTTGATGCTGGCGGTGGCGGTGGCGGCGGTGGTGAAGCTGATGCAGCTGCGGCGACTACTGCCGCCGATACGACCCAGGCCACCACCACGCTGACGCCTGCCACCACCACAGCTGCGACCGAGGCAGCCACAACCGAAACCAAAACCCCGGACCAGATCCAGCAGGAAGCTGACGCAGCCAAGGACAAGGAAGACGGCAAGGACGCTGACGACAAGGACAAACCTGCCGGCGCCCCAGAGGCCTACGAGGACTTCACCCTGCCCGAAGGCATGGAAATGGACGTCGAGGTTCTGGGTGCATTCAAGAACCTGGCCAAGGAACTGAACATTCCGCAGGCCAAGGCCCAGCAGTTGATCGACTTCCAAACCCAACTGGCGACCAAGCAGGCCGAGGAATACCAGGCCGCTGTAGCCAAGCAGTCCCAGGAGTGGGCTGCATCCATCAAGAACGACCCTGAAATCGGCGGCGAGAACTACGAAAAGAGCGTAGCCAGCGCCATCAAGGTCATTCAGTCCTTCGGCGACCCGGCATTGACCGAGCTGCTGAATCAATCCGGGCTGGGCAACCACCCGGCGCTGTTCAAGTTCTGCCACCGCATCAGTTCGGCTATCTCGGAAGACAAATTCGTCTTGCCTGGCAGCCAGGCCAATGCACCCAAAGAAATGACCATTGTTGACGCCTTCAGCTAAGGCATTCATAAACCGTAGGAGATACACAGATGGGCATCCTTACCTCCACCATGCCGACCCTGATCGATAAGTTCAGCAGGGAAGACAGCACGAAAAAGGTCATGAAGATCGTTGAGCTGATGGCCAAGCGTAACGACATTCTTCAAGACGCCGAGTACCAGGAGTGCAACGACGGCTCCAAGCACAAGACCACCATGCGCTCGGGCATCCCTGAGCCGACCTGGCGCATGTTCAACCAGGGCATTCAGCCAAGCAAATCAACCACCGTGCCAGTGCTGGATACCACCGGCATGATGGAAGACTACGGCCTGGTCGATAAGGCGCTGGCTGACCTCAGTGGCAATGCCGACGCTTTCCGCACCTCCGAAAACATGGCCAAGTTGCAGGGATTCAACAACAAGGCCGCCCGCTACATGATCTACGGCAACACCCAGGCAGAGCCTCAGGCGTTCCTGGGCCTGGCACCGCGCTACAACGATAAGTCGGCAGAGTCGGGCGCCAACATCGTCGATGCCGGCGGCACTGGCTCCACCAACACTTCCATCTGGTTTGTGACCTGGGGCGAGATGTCTACCCACCTGCTGTATCCGAAAGGCAGCGTGGCGGGCTTCCAGCACAAGTTCCTGGGCCAGCAAACCGCCCGCGCCGAAAACGGTGGCGATTTCGAGGCGTACCGCGATCACTTCAAATGGGATATCGGTATGTCCGTTCGTGACTGGCGTGCAAACGCTCGTATCGCGAACATCGATGTAACCCAGCTGACCCGCGATGGCGCGACCGGCGCGAACATCATCGATCTGATGATTGATGCTCTGTATCGCATCGACAACCCGGAGCAGGGCGAGGGGCGGACCATCATCTATGCAAACCGCACGATCCAGTCGTGGTTGCACAAACAGGCGATGAACTCCAAAAACGTCAACCTCACCCTGGGCGAGTACGGCGGCAAGAAGATCCCAGAGTTCCTGGGCATCCCAATCAAGCGCATCGACGCCATCCTCAACACAGAAGCCCGCGTGGTCTAACGACCGCGTGGCTTTCCCCTATTCAGGAGAGACCATCATGCTTTTCGACGCAAAGCTGCTCATGTCGAACGCCCAGGCAATCACTGCCTCCGCAGCTTCGACCGACGTTATCGACCGTGGCGACAACAAGGACGTAGGCCGCGCCGGTGACATTCCCCTGGTCATTCAGGTCGTTGAAGCGTTCAACACCCTGACCAGCCTCACCATCGAGCTACAGACCGATGACAACTCTGGGTTCAGCACACCTCGGTCGCTGTATTCGGTGGTGGTTCCGCTGGCCGATCTGAAGCTGGGTTACCAAACCCCAGTTATCACCCTGCCGCAGAAGACTGAACGTTTCCTGCGCCTCAACTACACCGTGACTGGCACCGCCCCAACACTGGGCAAGGTAACCGCCGGCATCGTTGCCGGAGTGCAGACCAATGCCTAAGCGCTATGAAGTGCTGGAGCGGTCGTTTATCAACGGCCGGCTCTATGAGCCAGGTGAAACCGTGGTGCTGGAAATCGACAGCCCGGGCAGCAACTTGAAGATCGCGGGCGCGGCGAAGCCTGCGCAGGCCCCCACCATCCAGCAGAACGCTGATGATCTGGGCCTGGGTTACGTTGCCGCCCGTGGCGCTGCTGGCAAGTTCGTGGTCAAGGACGACAAGGAACAGCGGGTTGGCGACTTCATCGGCAGCAAGGCGGAAGCGGAAGCGGAAGCCGCCCGACTGAATGCCGGCGGTCAGATCACGGCCCCCACCATCCAGCAGAACGTTGGCGGCGAGCAAGGCAGTGATGGCGGCGCCGGCCAGGACGACACCGGCGGCAACGGACTGCCTGACGCCTGACCACCAGCGATAAACCCTCAGGGCCCTTCGGGGCCCTTTTCTTTTTCTGAGGCTCCCGAATGTCCAGCGATATCGAAATCTGCAACCTCGCACTGTCGCGGGTGGCTGTAACCCAGGCGATTGCCTCGTTTACCGAGCGAAGCAAGGAAGCTGAACAGTGCCGCGTGCTTTATTCCCATCTGCGCGAGCTGGTGTTGCAAGAGTTTCCCTGGCCATTCGCGGAATCGATCGTTGCTCTGGCTTCCCTTGGTAGCCCTGCACCTGGTTGGGCGTTCCGTTATCGGTATCCGGCCGACTGCCTGAAAATTCGCAACATCGTGCAGCCTGGGTTTCGTCGCGCACTGAACAGCGACATGGAAATCCCATATCAAATTGGCTACGACGCTGGCGGGAGGGTGATTCACACCGACCAGCCAGAGGCGGCGTGCCGTTTCACCTTCAAGGTTGAGGACTCAACGTTCTTCGACCCACAGTTTGCCGATGCGCTGGCCTGGCGCCTGGCAATGGATCTGGCTTTGCCGCTGGCCTCCAAGCCCGACCTACAGCAGTTCGCCGCCCAGCAATACCAAATGGCCCTGACCCTGGCCGAGGGCTCGGCCTTCCAAGAGTCGCAGTCAGATCCAGAGCCTGAATCCGAATTTGTCACGGTGAGAGCATGAGCAGCGTTCTTCAGCCAACCTTCGCGGCTGGCGAACTGTCGCCGTCGGCCAGCGCCCGCACCGACATTGCCCGTTACTACACCGGGCTCAAGCTCTGCCGCAACTTCACGGTCATGCCCTACGGTGGCGTGCGGAACCGGGCGGGCACAAAGTTCGTGTGCGAGGTCAAAGACTCGACCAAGCGTTGCCGCCTGATCCCGTTCCAGTTCAACGACGTGCAGACTTACGTGTTGGCGTTCGGCGACCTGAACATGCGGGTTATCAAGGATGGTGGCCAGGTGCTTTATAGCGCCGGCCCGAGCGTTGGCCAGCCTTTCGACCTGGCGTTGCCGTACACCCAGAACGATCTGGACCTGTTGAATTTCACCCAGTCCGCCGACGTGATGACGTTCGCACAGCCCAGCTACAAACCCCGCGAACTTAGCCGTCTGGCACACGACAACTGGACCACGGCGGAAATCAGCCTGGCCCCGCGCATTGCAGCTCCGGCGTCGGCAACGGCTGTTTCTGCTGGTGGTGGCGGGGTTCAACAGGCTTGGCGCTATCAGGTGACCGCCGTCCTCGATGATGGCAACACCCTGGATGAATCACTGCCTGCGACGTCAAACAGCGTTATCAGCTTTGCAGATACGGCAGTCGCCACGATTACTTGGCCGGCAGTTGCTGGGGCCACTTATTACATCGTTTACAAGGACAACGCCGGCGCCGGGATCTACGGGTTCATCGGTCGTGCTACGGCCCTCACGTTCACTGACAACAACATCACCGCCGTCAAGACGGATACGCCGCCCAACGGCAATGACCCATTCGTGGGCACCGGTAACTATCCGGGTGCCGTGGGCTATTACCAGCAGCGCCTGGCGTTCGGTGGCAGCGACCTAAATCCACAAATGGTATGGATGAGCAAAACTGGCCTGTTTAAGAACTTTGGCTCTTCATTGCCAAGCAAAGATGACGACGCAATCACCGCCAGGCTGGTAAGTAGCAAAGTTAACCGCGTTCGGCACTTGACGGGGCTGCGCAAGTTGTTGGTGTTTACCTCGGGTAGTGAGTTCACAATCTCTGGTGGAGATTCTGGCCTATCTGCCAAAACCATTCAGTCGGTCACTGAAGGTTACGACGGATCATCGATCGTGCCGCCCGTGGTAGTGGGCAACAGCGCGGTGTACGTGCAGGCCAGGGGTAGCCGGGTGTCGTCGTTCGGCTACTCGCTCAATGCCGACGGGTTTGCCGCCGATGACCTGACCTTGTTCAGCGCCCACCTGTTCCGGGGCCGGGAGCTGACCAACGTTGCGTATCAGAAAATTCCTGACTCCATCGTCTGGTATGTGCGTGATGACGGGATCTTGCTTGGGCTGACCTATCTGCCGGAACAACAACTGGTGGGCTGGCACTGGCACGATACTGACGGCTTCGTTGAGTCCATCGCCTGCGTTCCCGAGGGGCAGGAGGACGCGCTTTACATGGTGGTCCGTCGCACCATCAATGGCGTGCAGAAGCGCTATATCGAGCGGATGGCGTCACGCCAGATCACCAGCATTGAAGATGCTTTCTTTGTTGATTGCGGCCTGACCTATGACGGTCGCAACACTGACAGTGCCAAGACCTTCACCCTTTCCGGCGGCAGCACTTGGCTGTTTCCCGAGGTGGTGACCATGACCGCCGTGGGGCACGCGCCGTTCACGGTGGGCAGCGTTGGCTTCGACTACTCGCTCAAGCGCGAGACCATGGACGAAAACGGCGACCCAGTGACCGAGATTGTCCGGGTTGAAGTGGTGGGCTACACCAGCCCTAGCGTGGTCACCGTCAAGCTGCTGATCATATGCCCGGAATCTTTGCGTGCTGCCCCTGTTTCGACCTGGGCCCGCCAGGTTAAAACCCTATCAGGCCTGGGCCACCTGGAAGGCAAGACCGTTTCCATCCTGACCGACGGCAGCGTGCATCCGCAGCGCGTTGTCACCGGCGGATCGGTTGCGTTGCAGGAAGCCGCGGGCATTGCTCATGTCGGCCTTCAGTACTTCTCGGACATGGAAACCCTCGACCTTGAGCTTAAAAACGCCAATGAAACGGTCCAGGACAAGAAGATTGCAGTCACGTCGCTGACGGTGGTGGTCGAGGAATCGCGAGGCATTCTCGCGGGCACGAATAAAAACCAGCTGTACGAAGCCAAGACCAACCGCTACGAGTATGAGCCGCCTATTGAGCTGCTCACCGGCCAGGCACAAATCACCATCCCTAATACCTGGCAGAACAAGGGCCGGGTGTTCATCCGCCAGGCTGACCCGCTCCCGCTGTCCGTGCTGGCGGTGATTCCGGAGGTGACCATTGGTGGCCGCTGATGTTTTGCCCATTGAGCCCGAGGATATCGCCGTCATTTTGCGCGACGTGCGCCAGGCCGACATTGACGAAATCGTCGAGGGCCTCGGCGTCTCCCTGGAAAACGAGCTGGCAGATGGTATCGCCAGCAGCCTGAACGCCCGGAAGATCGTAGTGGATGGCCATATTGTCGCCATCTTCGGTGACGCGGTGCACAGCGTTCTTGGCTCCATCGGCGTGCCCTGGCTGATCAGCACCGTTCACGTTGAGCAGCACGCCCGCGCATTCCTGAAGGTCTGCAAGCCGGAAGTCCAGGGGATGCTGACCCGCCACCGGCACCTATTCAACTATGTCGACGCCCGCAACACCGCTGCCATTCGCTGGCTGAAGTGGCTTGGCTTCGACTTTGGCGAGGCCGTCCCGTATGGGCCCAAGCGCCTGCCGTTCTACCCATTCACGCTGAATCGAGAGGAATAACCCATGTGCTGGATGGCAGCGATACCCATCGCTTTGAGCTTGGCCGGCGGCCTGATGCAGGCAAAGGGGCAGACCGATAACGCCAACTTTGAATCGGGCATGTTGAAACAGAACGCCATGTTCAAAGAGCAAACCGCCCAAGAGACCATCAACGCCGGCGCCACCTCGGCGGATTGGCAGCGTGTGCGCACTGGGCAAATGATCGGCACCCAGCGCAGCGTGCAGGCCGCCAACGGTATCGACGTGAACAGCGGCAGTTCCGCCCAGATCCAGGACGACACCGCCATGCTCGGTGAGCTGGACGCCCTGACGATCCAGAACAACGCAGCGCGTGAGGCTTACGGCTACCGGGTGCAGGCACAGCAGGATAGGACCAACGCCAAGCAAACCGTCAAGAACGGCAAGACCGCTGCCATGGGTTCAATCCTGGGCGGCCTGGGCAATGCCTTTGGTTCGTTCGCCGGCGGCGGCGGATTTGGCGGGGCTGGCGCTGGTACCAAGGCCGCAATGTCGGGTGGTACCAGTCGTTTAAATGCAAATCAGATGCTTGCGTAAGGGGTAGGTAATGCCAAGAGTACCGACGTACGACACGGCGCAGGTCCAGCAGCAGCCAACCCGGCCCATTCAATTGCAGGGCGTTGCGCCGGATAACACCTCGATTGCCCGTGGCTTGCAGAGTTTCGAGCGTGGGGCGCAGATTCTGGCCGACAAGTCCCGCGAGCAAGCCGACACAGCGTCGATCATGAACGCTGATCGCAAGTTGACCGAGTGGCAGCAGAACACCATGTTCAACCCTGAGGGCGGCGTCTACACCCGAAAGGGTGGGCAGGCGCTGGATATCACCAATCAGACGTTGGCCCAGTTTGAAGACGCCCAGGCCAAGATCGCCGAAACGCTGACCAGCGAACAACAGAAGGCCCGGTACGCGCAGATCGTTGCAGGCCGCCGCAACTCGCTTTCCAACGAGCTGAACCGGTACGAGTTCACCCAGCGCGAGCAGCACTACGACGATACCGCCGAAGGTCAGCGCAAAAGCGCTATCCAGGGCGCCGCGCTGTACGCCGAGGATCCGCAGCAGTTGGCGTACTACCAAGCCAAGATGAATATCGTTGAAGGGTCTGAAGCGCAGCGCAAGGGGCTTCCTGCCGAACTGGCAGAACAGAAACGCCTGGAGGCAAACACCCGACTGAACGCGGCAGTCATTGAGCGACTGGCCGCGCGCGATCCCATGAGGGCCCGCGAGTACTTCACCAGCAACGCCATCAACATGACCGCCGATGCACAGATCAAGGCTGCCGAAATGCTCAAGCCGTTGATTGACCGTCAGGTGGGCGTTAGCGTCGGCTCCAAGGCTGTCGAGGCCGTGAGCAGCCCAGATAACCGCCTGTTCGCCTCGATACTGCAGGCCGAAAGCGGTGGCAAGCAATTTGACCGCAGCGGCCAGCCGATGACCTCCAGTCGCGGTGCTATCGGTGCCGCCCAGATCATGCCCAGCACCGGGCCCGAGGCTGCCAAGCTGGCCGGCGTTGAATGGGACGAAAACCGTTTTCGCAATGATCCGGAATACAACCGGCAACTGGGCCAGGCCTATTTTCAGAAGCTGACCAACGACTTCAAGTCGCCGGCTCTGGCTGTGGCCGCGTACAACGCAGGCCCTGGCATAGTTAACGACTGGATCAACGGCACCAATGCCACGGGCAAGAACGCGGACAAGCTCAAGCTGGGCGACCCGCGTACCGGCGAAATCAGCCAGGCTGAATTCCTCGACAGGATCCCCTTCAAGGAAACCCGTGAATACACCCAGAAGGTGCTGGGCAAGGCTGTCCAGGCGCAAGAGCCGAGCTTTGGCGAAGTGGCCCAGGCCATTGATTCCCGCGATGACCTGACGGTTGATCAAAAGTCTATTGCCCTGCAAGCCGCAAAGCAGCGCATTGACTGGCAGGCCGAACAGCGCAAGCAGCAGGATGCCCAGAACCTTGAATCGGCATGGGATGTGGTGTTGCAGGGCGGTAGCTGGGATTCGATCCCGGCCGCTACCTGGGCCGCGCTTCCCGCCGCTGGCCGCAAGCAGATCATGGAGTACAAGCCAGGCCGGCCAACTGACCAGGAGGTCTACTACCGCGCCCGCGACCTGATCGTAGGTGGCGAGGAACTGAACCTGCTGGGAATGCGCGGCAAGCTGTCCGACACCGACTTCCAGGAACTGACCAAGCTCCAGCAGGATCGCCGCGAGAAGGGCGCCGAATCCACGGCATCCATCGGTAGCAATGACACGATCTTCAAGGAAGCGTTGCGCGTGGCCGGCATCGATGCAACCGCCAAGGCCGGCAAGTCAGACGCCAAGGCAGTGGCCGCCGCACGCCGCTACGTCGATACGCAAATCCGTGCCTTGGAACAGGATCAGGGCAAGAAGGCCACGCCCGACCAGGTGCAGAAGGTCGTTGACCGGGCATTCATACAGGGCGAAGTGCCCGGCTCTGGGTTCCTTGGAATGTTCTCCACGCAGAAGCGTGCATTTGAACGCCAGGACGGTGACCAGGTGATCGTCAGGGATATCAAGCAGATCCCGCCAGATGAGCACCAGCAGATTGTCGAGGCCATGAAGCGCCACGGCCAGAAGCCCAACGACGCCGACATCCTTCGTCTTTTCAATGAGGCAAACCAATGAATCGTTACGACGAATTGCTCTCCGGTACCGGCGAGCGGGGCGCCGCCGAGCCCAACAAATACGACGCAGCGATTCAGCGCCGGCGGGACCTGCCAAATCCGCGCACCGCCTTGAGCTATGTCGCCGACACCAACCCGGACGAGCAGGCCAATATCCAGCGCCTGGCTGAACTGACCGGGCTGCCGCCGGAAATGGTATCGCGTAACCGGCCGGAGATTGAGCGCAAGGCCAAGCTGGACGCTGTGGACTATGATGCCTTGCTGAGTCGCGCCCCGGTCACCAACAAGTTTTTGACCGACCCGAACAATGCCGGCGTGGCGCATGACGATATCGACGTGCTGTCGAACGTTGAGGGAGCCTTCGACAGCTTCGTCAAGGAATCGGGGCAGCAGCACTCAACGGGTACCGGTGACGCTCTGTCCCGTGGTATTGGCCAGATCGGGTTGGTGGGCGAGGCTGCCGCCAACCTGCTGGACCGCTCGCTTTCGTCGGTCGGCGGCTTCTTCGTCAACATGCTGGCCCCGCAAAGCGCCCTTGATCGCAATGGCACGGATGAACCGAACTACACCGGGCAAAGCGAAAACAACGTGGTCAGCGCCGTGGAGGGCTACATGGCCATGCCGCGTGACCAGCGTATCGCCTTCGCTGGCCAGGTGTTCGATCAGGCCCGGGCAGGCGGTGCAGGCTTTGGCAGCGCTGCGGCTGATACCGGCATGTATGCCTTGCGCAACCCTGGACTGATCGGCAGCGCTTTGACCGAAGCGTTGCCAAGCCTGTTGGTGGGCGGCGGTGCTGGTGGCATTGCCGCCCAGCCGGTGAAGAACTTTGCGGTCAGTCGCTTGGCCAGCACCTTTGCCCAACGGGCCGCCGAAAAAGCAATCGTGGTTGGTGGTGTGAACTTCGGCGCCGGCATTGCTGGCGGTGCTGGTGAGAACCTGGCCGAGGGCTACAAGAAAACCGGCGATATCGATCAGTCCTACGCCTACAGCCTCAAGCGCACCGTGGCAGAAGCCGCCGTAAACGCCCTGGGCGGCATGCTGCCCATTCCGTTTGCTGGCCGTGGCATTGGTGGGAAGCTGGGCAATATCGCTGTCGAGGGCACGGCCCAGGCTGCTGGTGGTGCTGGTGGTGCGCTTGCTGGTGCCGCCGCCGTCGGCGAGGAAGCGACCGGGGGCGAAATGTTCCTCAATGCCGCCTTGGGCCTGGCCACTGCGCCGCTTGACGTGGCCATGGCCAGCGCCAGTTCGGGCCGACGGTACTGGCAGATCGAACAGGATCTTTCTGCCGTTCAGCGCCTGGGCGACATGGCCGAGAACTCCAAGATGTTCAAGCGCTCCCCAGCCCGTGCTGAAGCGTTGATCGCTCGCCTGAAAGAGCAGGCCGGCGGCACTGTGGAAAACATCCTGGTACCGGCCGAACAGTTCATGCGCTACTTCCAGGATAACAACCTAGACCCTGAACAATTCGCCACGGCGGCCACTGGCAATGCTGGCGCCCTGGGCGAGGCGCTGACCTTGGGCGGCGATATCTCAATCCCGCTGGAAAAGTGGGCCTCGGTCATCGCAAAGGATGGTCACCACCGGGGGCTGGAGCAGGACATGCGTGCCACGCCTGACGCAATGACCATGCGCGAGCTGGCCGAATTCCAGAAGCGTGTGCCGGAAGAGCTGGACCGCCTGCGCGACCGGGTTGAACAGGACACCGTAGCGGCATCTGACCGCCGAGTGTTTGAGGATGTGCGCGGGCAGTTGCTGGGTATTGGTCGTGAGGCGCAGACCGCAGACCGCGAGGCCTCGCTATATCAGTCCGCTTTCCGTGCCCTGGGCGAACGCTCCGGGGTTGACCCTTTCGAGCTGTTCAACCAGTACCAGTTGCGTGTTGGTCGCGATATCCCCGAGGTGCTGCGCAGCCCGGCGAGTGCTGATCAGTTGGATTTGCTGCTGGACCGCCTGCGCGTGGGCGACATTCCAGACGACGCAACGATCAATGGCCCGTCGCTGATCGACTTCATTCGCGAGCGGGGCGGCATCAATGATGAAGGCGGCGAGCTGGCGGCCCGTGACGCCGATGTTGGGCGCCGTGGTTTCAACCGTATCGCCAGGAAGGGCGGGCGCAGCCTTGACGATATGGCCGCACAGGCAGCAGAGGCCGGCTACCTGGGCAACGTGATGAGCGCCACGCCTGACATGCTGCTGGCTTCGCTCGACAAGGAACTGCGCGGTCAGCGCCAGTCAGCCCCCGGCAACATCAACCAGGAACAGCTGGACACCCGTACAACGCTGGACGAGCTGCAGCGCGCTATTGATCAATCAGGCCTAGACCTGGGCGCGATGGATAATGCCGCCGTCCGCAAGGCGTTGCTTGGTGAGGAAGCAAGCCGATATGCGCAGGACGCCAAGATACTCGAGGGGCCTGCGCGCCAGGCGAAAACCTTCAATGAGGCAAGGGCGGCCGTAAAGCAGTTCCAGGGCAAACCGCTGTCCAACGTATCGACCGGAATGGTTGCATCTGTATCGCGGAACAGCCTAGACAAGATGTTGAGCAGCAGTGCCGCGAAGAAGTCCACCAGCCCCGCCGAACACTCGCTGGCAGTGGCAAACATCGACGAGTTGTTCGCAAACGCAATACTTGGATGGAGTAAATCTGACCGTGCCGGCGACACCAACGTGGTTGCGGTGCACAGGATGTTTGCGCCCATGCGTACCGAGGACGGTGTGCGCCTGGTAAAGATCACGGTAAAGGGGATGGGGGTTGAATCTCAGGGGAACCGCATTTACACGGTTGAAGCATTGGACGTGGAAAAAGCAGGTCCGGTGCCAGAAATGGTTGACGCAGACACTGGGGGAGGCCCCAACCTGATTTCAACCGGCCCCACCGGACCTTTGGAAAGTCTAGTCCAGGACATTCAGCGACTCAATACAAAACTGGAGCAGGCGACAGGTGACGACTCTGGCCCGCGTGGGTTTATCCAGTTCGGTGATGACCGCAAGTTCAATATCAAGCTGACCGACAAGGCCAACCTTTCCACCTTCCTGCATGAAACCGGGCACTTCTATCTTGAAGTCATGGGTGATCTAGCTGCCCGTGCTGACGTGCCCGACCAGGTAAAACAGGACTATCAAACGATCCTCGACTGGTTTGGTGTGAACGATCGATCGGCAATCAAGGTTGATCAGCACGAACAGTTCGCCCGTGGCTTTGAGGCGTATTTGCGCGAAGGCAAGGCGCCCAGCGCTGCACTGCAATCGGCGTTTTCCCGATTCAAGGCCTGGCTGACGCAGATTTACCGGGATGCAAGCCGCCTCAATGTTCAGCTCAATGACGAAGTGCGGCGCGTGTTCGACCGCCTGCTGGCCACCGACGATGAAATCGCTGTCGCCCAGGCCCCGTACCGCAACCTGTTCACCGATGCCCAGGCCGCCGGTATGTCGCCGGCCGAGTTCGACGCCTACCGCGCTACCGCCGATAAGGCTGGCAAGGCTGCCGAGGAGCAGTTGACCGCCGAGGCGCTGCACGAACTGACCCGCGAGCAACAGAAGTGGTGGAAGGAAGCGCGCGGGGTGATGCAAGAAGCCGTGACCAAGGAAGTCGAGGCCCAGCCGGTTTACCGTGTACAGGATCTGCTGCGCAAAGGGCTGCAAACAGATGGCACTGTCGGCGAGCCGGTAAAGCTTGCCCGTGGGCCGCTGGTGGAGCGGTACGGCAAGCCGGTAGTTTCCCGCCTACGCGGCATGACCGGCGATGAAGGGATCCACCCGGACCTGGTGGCCGAGCAGTTCGGCTACACGTCCGGCGATGAAATGGTACAGGCCCTGGTGGGCGCCCGTGGACGCAAGGAACTGATCCAGGCTGAAACCGATGCGCGGATGCGCGCCGAGTACGGCGACATGCTCAACGACGGCTCGCTGGCTGATCGTGCAATTGATGCAGTGCACAACGATGACCGGGCCCAGGTGGTTCGGGAAGAGTTGCGCGCCATTGATCGCTTGCGCCGCCAGGTGGAGAAAGTCCAAAGGGCCCAGGATGGCAATTCCCGCGCCCTGCGTAATGACGCCTACAGCGCCATCCCGTCATTGAAGGATATTCGCGAAGTCGCCACCCAGGTGATCGCCGACAAGACCGTGCGTGATATCCAGCCGCACCTGTACCTGAACGCCGAGCGCAAGGCCAACCGTGACGCCTTCAACTTTGCGACCAAGAACCGTTGGCAGGAGGCCGCCGAGGCCAAGCAGCGCGAGCTGCTTAACCACTACCTGTACCGGGCAGCCACCGCCGCCCGCAAGGAAGAAGAAAAGATCTACACCTTCATGCGCCGCTTTGAAAAGCCGTCGACCCGGGAACGCATTGGCAAGGCTGGCGCCAGTTACCTGGAGCAGATCGAGGGCCTGCTTGATCAGTACGAATTCCGCAAGGTCAGTGGCCCACAGGTTGAGCGCCGCCGTAGCCTTGCCCAGTTTGTCGCCGAGCAGGAAGCCGCCGGCAACGTGGTCACCGTGCCGCAACACCTGATTGAGCAAAGCGCCAGGGTCAACTATCGCGATCTGACCTTTGAGGAACTGAACGGCGTGCGTGACGCGGTGGTGAACATCGAACACCTGGCCAAGCTGAAAAACAAACTGTTGAACAGCAAGTACAAGCGGGACTACGAGCAGGCCCGCAGTGACCTGATCCGCTCCCTCAATGACAACGTTCCAGTCGATGCCCGCAAGGTGGCGACCTCGGAAAGCAGCGAGACCACCGCCGACAAGGCATTTGGTGCGCTGGCCGGGCTCGATGCCTCATTGACCCGCATGGAAAACGTGATCAACCGCCTGGATGGCAGGAACACCAGCGGCCCATGGCATGAGTTGGTGTGGAATCCGCTGGCCGAGGCCCAGGCCAATGAACGCACGCTGTTCAAAAATGGCATTCGATCCATCGTTGAGAAGTTCGCCGGCATGGATTCCAAGCGCCTGGCCGACCGCTTCTATATAGCCAGCGCTGGGAAGTCGTTCAACCGCCGTGAAATCTTGATGCACGCGCTCAACACCGGCAACGAGTCGAACCGTACCAAGCTGCTCAAGGGCAACAAGCTGAATGACGCTGCCCTGGCTGACATGCTGGGCCGCCTGGATAAACAGGACTGGGACCTGGTGCAGTCGGTGTGGGATTCCTTCGATACCCTCTGGCCAGACATTGCCGCCATGTACAAACGGCTGTCCGGGGTCGCACCGCCACGGATTGAGCCGAAACCCGTCAGCACTGCCTTCGGCGAATATCGCGGGGGATACTTCCCGATCATGTACGACCGCAAGCGGGCAGGGGCGCCGCCGGCGGCCGTGGGCGGCGAGTTGTTCAACGAGGGTTTCGAGGGGGCGCTACCGTCCAACGGGTTCACCAATCAGCGTAACGACAACGCCAGCGGGCCGTTGCTGCTGGATTTGAGCGCCATTCCCCAGCGCCTGGCCCAGCACGTCCACGACCTGACGCACCGGGAAGCGCTGCAGGATGCCCACCGGCTGACCAAAGATCCCCAAATCAGGGCGGTGCTGCTCGACAAGCTCGGCCCGCGCGGCGCGGATTCGTTCCTGCCGTGGTTGAAGGCCATAGCCAACGACCGGAACCCACCGGAAACCGGCAACTTTAACCGGTTCCTGGACGCGGCCAGGACCAACACGTCCATCGTGGGTCTGGGCCTTTCCAGCACAACCTTGCTGGCGCAGGTCGGCGGGCTGATTCCAGGGCTGCGCTACGTCAAGCCGAAGCTGTTGGCTCAAAGTCTGCTCGATGGCATCCGGTCGCCGGTCGAGACGTACCGGATGATTACCGATGCTTCGCCGGCAATGCGCCTGCGCTGGGACATGGAGGACGGTCGGCTGGCTTCAAGCATGGCCGACCTGATCGGCAAGAACGCATTTTTCCGCAAGCGTGACGACCTGGTGCGGTTTTCGTTCAACCTGCTGGGCTACCTGGATCGCGGCATTTCCGGCGCAATCTGGATGGCCAGCTATCGCGAAGGGCTAGCTGCCGGCAAAGAGGCGGCCGCCGCCGCGCTCGATGGCGACAACGCGGTGCGCCTATCTCAGGGCGGCACCGGGGCAATGGATATTGCTGCTATCCAGCGCAAGGACCAGGGCGCGGCCATGCGCCTGCTGACCATGTTCTATACACCGTTCTCGGCCTACTACAACCAGAACCGCGACCTTATCTTTGAAGCCCGGCAAGGCTCCAGAACCGTGGCCAGTGCAGCCGCTACGATGCTGGCGATAGCTTTCTTCCAGGGCGTGGTGGGCGACCTGCTCACCGGCAAAGGCCCCGACGAAGACGAGAACACCGCCGCATGGATGGCAAAAAGCACGCTTGGGTTTGGGGTCTCAGGGTTCCCGGTCATCCGCGACACCATCGGCGCCGCACTCAGCGGTCATGCCGGATCGCTTTCGCCGGCATGGCAGGCCATCAACGCAGGGCGCCAGGCCGCTGGCGCGGTTACTGGATTGGTTACCGGCGATAAGGATGCAGGTGCAGCAGCCAAGTCTGTGGTCACCGCTGGCGGCTATCTGCTGGGCGTACCGACAAAACCGTTAACCCGCCAGGGGTCGTACCTCTGGAATGTTGCCGTGGGCGAGGAAACCCCTGAAGACGCCGCCGAGTTCATTAAAGCCCTGTTGCACGGGGCCCCGAAAAAGTAAGTCCGCAGCAGCCAACGAAGCCCGCCACTGAGCGGGCTTTTTTTCGTCCCGAGAAAAGGAGTCACGACAGTGACCGTCAATACAATTAGCAGCATTGCGGAGTTCGATACCAACGGGGTTACTACCAACTTCCCGTTCTACTTCAAGTTCTTGGCCAATGAGGACTTGGTCGTTACCTACGTTGATCCGCTGGGCGTCAGCTCAACGCTGACCCTCGGCACGCACTACACCGTGAATGGCGCGGGCAATGACCAGGGCGGGAGCATCGTTACGACCTCGGCGCTGGCCGGCCCTGGCCAATTGGTTGTGTCCAGGGAAATGGAAGCTTTCCAGCAAACCAGCCTGCGCAACCAGGGCAAGTTTCTGGCGGAAGTCCACGAGGATGTGTTCGACAAGCTGACCATGCTCATTCAACAGGGACTGGCCACGTTCACGCGGGCGCTCAAGCGGCCACTGGGGCGCGACTATTTCTTTGCTGAAAACCGCCGCATTACCAGCGTCAAAGACCCCGAGGAACCGCAGGACGCAGCAACTAAAAATTCCGTTGAGCAATATGTCGGCAGCGTGCTTGGCTCTATTCAGGGGCCAATCAACAACTCAGCCAACGTTCTGTACGTCCGGCCATCCGGTACGCCTGGCGTTGTCCAGGACCTGGCCACGGGCGAGGGCTATGACTACGTTGGGGCGACACTGCCAACCGGGGTGTTCTCCACGGTCAAAGGCTTCTTCAATTGGATCCTCGACCGGATCACGCTGAGTACTTCGGGCTCGGCCAGTATCGTCGCCGCCGTCGCCAAGGGCGGAAAGGTCGTTATCAAGAGCGGCGTGCACTACATGTCTGCGCCGGCAGTTTGTGATTACGGAGTTGATCCCGTCGTTGGATTCCCTGGCCATGCAAGCAAGCGCTACGACATTGAAGGCGAGTCCCCTGGTGGCAGCATCTTAAGCAACCAGCATTCGGACTTCGCTTTCAAGTTCTCCGGTTCTTCGCCAATGACCCAGAACTTCGGTGGGTTTGACCGGATTGGGAACCTGACCATTGTTGGTCCGAACGTTACCGCGCCGAACACAGATAATAGCGGCGGCGCCGGTATCGTGATAAGCAACAAGACACGCACAGAGGTTTACAACTACAACGCTCAAAACCTGACTCTTGCGATGGAGTTGAATGACGTAGTCACCAGTACCATTCGTAATTTCAACGCGGTCGGCTGTTATGCAGGCGTCCGTGGCGGCCCGACGCTTGGGATCACCGGCCCCAATGCGATGCATTGGACCAATACCCGTCTGGCGAATACGTGGGGTAATGCCATAGATATGGCGGTCGGTGCTTGTCTAACCTTCAATGGCATTACGCTTGAGGGTAACGGCACTCCAGGGTTTTCGCACACCGGGTTACTGCTAACTGCCAGGGCGGGCGACCTAGCAAGTGTCATAAATATTCTCGGGCTCTACACGGAACTTAACGCCGGGGTTGCTGACGTTTATGTCAACAACACTTCGGTCTATCCGGTCCTTGTAAATATTGACGGGTCAATGTTTGCGCGTGTTGATTCGGCTCGCTACGTCCTGAATCATATCCAAGCTGTTAGTTCTGGTGGCGGTAAAGTGACAGTGAATCTTGGTACCCCCTCAAGGTTTTTGTTTGGCTTCGGGTATGTGCCAAGCGCCGCCCGTCCTTTTTGGTCTGTTGGACCAAACTGCGAAGTCATCTGGAATGAGCACTGTTCCTTTGCTGAAACTACCTCGCTTGTGTACTGGCTGTGTCTGAACAGGTCTTACGATTTCACCATTGCGGCAGACGGTACAATTCTCGCCGGCCCAGACGGTTTTGCATGTACGTCCTTAGGGAGTGGTCATTACAGACTTTACAGAACTACGGGGCTTGCCGAATTTGCAAAATTTGCGGACGACGTGGCCGTTAAGGTAACTCCAGGGGCTGGAGGATTTACTGCCTACGTCCCAACGAAGACTGCGTCAGCTATTGATATCCAACTGCACAATGGCGGGGCGGCAGGGAACGCCAAGTTTGATATTTCAATCAAGCGTGTGAAAGGGCATTACGCATAGTTTGCGAGTGGGCCCAGGCTGAAATGCCAGGGCCCTTTTTTGCGGGGCTTTATTCTTTCTCTATTACCGTGAACCTGAATGGGAACCCGGTGTTTTTTGCTTGAAGTATTTCACCTTCCACGAACACGTTTAGCCGGTCATCGGTGATTGATGTGTTTGTGATTTTGCGTGTCGTCTTGTCGGCGAACTGAACGGTGTTCCCGATCTTGAAGGCAGCAACATTTTCAGGCGTGTTGTGCAGGAAGAACCCCGGCCACCGCCTTGCAATGCCGTTTGCCCAGTTAGGGTCGGTAACATAGTAGGACGTGTCTTCTTGCATGCATGTGACCGTTCCCGCCGAGGCCGTCACCATTTCTTTCGGAAACGATGCAGCCCAGCCTATCGGGTACAGAGCAACGGTGACATTCCCCGCAGCATCCGCAGGCAGCAGCGATGCCGAGCAAAGCTGATCCTGAAAACTCTCTGCGCCAGCGATTGATGTGCGGGTTGCCTTGCCTTCAAACAACCAGCCGATGTTGGCCAGGTACAGCGCAGCGAACGAAGCCAGGCACAGTGCGCCCAGAACACGAACTGCCTTGCTGCCGCGCAGAGCCGATCCGGCGAGCACCAGGAACGAGAAGGTAACGATTATGTTCAGCCCCATGAAGTAGCGGTCTGGGAATGTTCCCGCGTAACCCCCAAGAACTTCTGTCAGGTTTTTGCGCATGTACACGGTGAAGAATGCATAAATCACGTATGCAATTGCACACATGGAAATGAGGCTTTTGACCTCTCTGGACTTTTCCTTTGTCAGCAAGACGGCGAACAACGCTAGTAGTACTAGCGACAAAGCCACAACGATTGTGTCGGTGAGGTGGTTGTAGAAAGGGAATACGAACGGATATATGAAAGACCGCGCAAGGCTGACCTCGATCAGGCTTTCAAATCTAAAGTTACCGATCACGCCTTTGGCTGGTGAGGCAATCATTCTAAAAAAGATGAGAGCGCCAATGACAAGGCAGCCAGCCGTTACAGCGCCATACTTCTTGATCCACTTCTTGATATCACGATCAATCAGCGTGAAAACAGAAAATGCCAGGGTCAGCACCAGGCACACCGGGTTCGTTGAGGCGCAGAGCAGCAGGGCGATATCTGTGATTGGGGTCGCTTTGGCGCTTCTGCTTTTTGCGAACATCAGCAGCGTAGTGATGAACACAAAGTAGAACCCAATGTTCGATATCTTTCCGAACACCTCGCCCGAAGAGTCCCCCAGCGGGATCATCAGCGTGGCGAGAAACACCACCCAACGGATTGCTGTCGGCAGAAACCCTTTCGTGACGTAGTAGCAAAGGGCGCTTACTGAGGCGTAGAAAAAGTAGGACCAGAAAGATAGTGCTTGTGGGTAGCAGGCCAGCTTGTCACCACAGAAAACATCCGACACCAGGGTCGCCAAGTAAACGAACAGCAGGTTTCCCCAGACAAAGTAGTCTGTCTTGGCATTGACTATGGTGTACCACCAGCCCTTGGTCATGGCCGTCCCGAGCCATACCCCATCCTCTGTGTAGGCGATGTTGTTTGTCAGCGGCTCAAGGTTCCTGAGCGTCAGGACCAGCCCTGCAATAACTAGCATTGCGATAACGCCAAGGACTGATACCGCCCTGGTGCTGGAAATTAAGTCTCTGTAGCGGCTCTGCATTTATGGCTCCATGTTGTGAAGAAAGTCCCTTGATTGGCTGCCAGGGCTTCGATTTTGATTTCGGCGGATTCTACAAGCGAACGATAGGGATGTCAGGGTTGATACGATTTAGGGGGGGATAGTTCGGCAGAACGCCGGGGCGTAGGGACTTTCTAACTGAAAGCCCGCAGGGAGTTTTGCGGGGATTTGTGAAACCTTGCCATACCTTGTTAGACGTCGATTGCAGTGGGCGCCCACGTAAGGTGTTGCTATTTAAGGCTTTTCAGGACTCCCGCCAGCATGGGGTGCTAGGGGTCGAGTGTTCGAATCACTCCGTCCCGACCATTTTTTTAAAAAATCCAATCACTTAGCGGTGGTTGGGTTTTTTTATGTCTGCTGATTTTGTGCGAAAGAAAAATTTGCCCCCACTTTTGGCCCTACTCAGAATCCTACATTTCCGTCGTGTGAGAATTTGAGGAAGTGGTGATGATTAGGATGGGGAGTGCTGAACATCCGGAGCGATGTGACATTCAATCATCGACCTCCCTGATATCCAATGAGATGACTCCTTCGACTTGAGGCGTAGAACCAGGTTGCGGAAGCAGCTTCAGCACAGCGCGGGGAGGGTGCTTGCGCTTTTGGAGCCTCGCCCCAGCAACGGAGTTTATCTGGCGCCGAAGCTCGGGCAGGTCAATCGCCTCGGGTTCTCCGGGAAGCTCTATCGCATCGCCTGGGCTCGATGTGTCAGGAGGGTAGCCCTGATCAAGCTCAATGGAGCGTTCCTCTTCTAATTGGGCTTCTGGTCGTACTGGGGTAGGGGTCATGGCCCTGTGAGCCTCGACTTCCTGTGCGGCTAGCTCTAGAGAGTTGGAAGGTCCGATTTCTGACGCGGAAGGTTGTGCAGGTTCTCCCTCCAAAATATTGGCCACACTGATTGCGATCTGCTCGTTGCTTGGTCGCGTAATGATTGCAGCCAGCTGCTTTTGCGATAGGTGCGTTAGTTTTGCAGTCCGTGCTAAAGCACTCTTGAGCACTGTTTCGTACGCTTTTTCGATTTCACGTTCTTTGGGTTCCGCGGGTGCCTGATGATGGCGGATATGTGCTTTTCGTGGAAGTCGATGGATTTCAGCGAGCGTTGGTTAATATAGAAAAACTCTAATTCACGCATACAGATTTTGGTGTTTACGCGATCAGTAGTGGAAGCAGGATAGCCTCCTGCTTCCACGAGTGGATTGCTAGTTAATGGGTTTGCTGATCAATCCCGGCCTGTAACGCCTGGCTATCACTGTGCCCGCCGACCCTCAGCGGTCCAAGATTGAAGGCTTGATCCTTACGTATGGCGTCGTCCTGTTTCTGGGTCAATTCGTCCTTGGCGCCCAGCACCAGGTTAACCGGTGACTTCGACAGGTTCAGCCCGACATCCGCTCGGTAATCGCTGCCGGCCAACGTCGTTGCCGTGACCTTGGAACCACCCAGGTCGACCTTGCCCTGGTCCGCGCTGATCCGGGCGCCAGTCAGGTGGGTTTCGCCACTCACCTGCAGGTTGACGCCTTGCGTGCGGATGCCCGACGCTTGAGTGACGCTGTCTTTCACCACATGGCTGACGTCCAGGTTCAACGTCGGGGTGTAGGACGTGTTGCCGCTCTTGTCGCCGAACAGCACGTTTTCGGTGGTATTGGCCATCGAACTGCCGGTGGTGTTTTTGCCGTTGACGGCGTAGCTGTCAGTAGTTTTTGGCCAGGCTTTTTCCTTGAGGTCGGACAGGCGAGTGCCCACGGCATCCTTCTTGTCCGCCAGGTAAGCCTTGGCTTTGTCCACGCTCGTACCGAAGGCGCCGCGGGGCTCGGGGTTCACGTCGTAGCTACCGCTGCGGGTGAGTTTTTCGCCCAGGCGTTCCTTGGCGTTGCCAACGCTGTTGACCACGCTGTCCTTGGCCGAGGCCAGGTGCTCGGTGCCCTTGTCCACGGCGTTCTCGAGCTTTTCGCGGTGCTTGTCAAACGCGCCCTCGGCCTTGGCTTGCACCTTGTCCTTGAGCGGGCCGCTGGCCTTGGCCAGTTTGTTGACCACGCCGGGCTGGTTTTTCTCGACATCAAGCTTGGCGTCGACGTTGACTTGGGTGCTGCTGACTTGATCTTTGCGGCTCTCGACGACGAGGTCGCCGCCGACATTGCCACTGACCTGATCGGCTTCAATTCGCGCGCCGGCCAGATGGGTGTCACCGGCACTGTTGATCACCACCTTATTCGCCTTGATCAGGCTGTCGTGCTGGGTGGTGCCTTGCAGGTGATCCACGTCGACCTTGGCCCGCGCATTGATGCCGTGCTGGGTCTTGGGGGTGTCATGTTCACCGGCGTCGGCCAGGGTGGTTTTGCCGCCGCTGCCGCCTGCGCCCAGGGTCACGCCCCAGCTGTTATGCGCCTGGGTCGATTGCGCCGACTCTTGCAGGATGCCGCCGTTTTGCGCATCCAGATTGACGCTGTCAGCCACCACCTGAGTGCCTTGCAGGTGGATCGCATCCGCCGCGTTGGCGCCGCTGGTGAGGCTCACCTTGCCGTTGCTGTGCAACTGCCCGCCGCTAACGCCTTGGTCGTTTTCGGCGACTTTGCCGATGTTGAAGTTGGCGCTCAGGCTGCCGGTGGTGCCGCTGCTTTCAGCGCTGCTGGTCTTGCCGGCACCGACCGTCAGGCCGCCGCCCAAGTTGCTGCCGCTGCTCACGTGCGTAGCGGTGGCTGCTTGCAGATTCAGCTTGCCGCCAGCGTTGAGGCTGATGTCACCGGTCTTCGCGGTGCTGCTGCCGACCTGAGTGCCCTGCAGAGTCATGTCGCCACCGCTGCTGAGCTGGATCGGGCCGTTGCCCTGCAGCGTCGCGACACGCGCCTGGCTGTCCTGGGTGTTCAGGCGCTTGTCGTCCAGTTGCACACCGGCACCGAGGCTGGCGTTCGTACCGTTGCTGCCCGGGGCCGTGCCCACGGTCATAGAACCGCTGCCGCGCAGGCTGTTACTGGTGTTGCTCTGGGTATCGTTGGCCTGGTTCAGCACCAATTCGCCACCGGCTTTGAGGTTGACGCCCGCCTGGCCGCCGTTGAACTGGCTGCCTTCATAACGCGCGTCGCCTTGGGTCTCGATGTTCACACCCTGGGCCCCGGCGTAGCTGCCGACTACCGCCGTGCTGCTGGATTCGCGCACATCGCTGCTGCCGCCTGCGCCATTGCCGCGCACGTTCAAGTCTTCACCGGTGGTGGTGTAGACGCGCACGCCCACTTTGGCGTCAACGCCTTGCTCGCTGCTGGTGTGGGTGTTGGCGGCCGCCGTGGCGAGGTGCTCGCCGGCATTGATCTTCAGCCCGCCCTCACTGGCGCGGTACTGGGTGCCTTCATCTTTCACGGTGTTGGCGACATTGACCTGCACCGTGCTACCGCTGAACTGGCTGACCACGGCGGTACTGTCCTGCTGTGTGCGGGTCTTGTTGGTATGGCCGACTTCCACATCGAGCCCGACATTCGGTTGCTCGAAGGCATCCAGCAGGCCGGGCTGATGGAATTTGGCCTGGGCCACGCCGTCGACGGCTTTTTCGATCGGCCGGGTGATGCCTTTGTATTCAACATTGGCGCCGACGTCGGCGGTCCAACCGTTCTCTTTGTGGGTGCCGGTCTCGGTGTTATGCGCCGCCTGGTTATCGACCTGCGCCGCGTTGACCTGCAACTCAGAACCGGCCTTCACCTGCGCGCCCTGGCTGGTCAGGGTGTTGCCGGCGTTGATCGTCAGCGTGCCGGCCGACGCCACGCTGCTGGTTTGCGCGGTGGTTTTGTGGCTGGTGTCATTGCTGCTCTGGTGGCTGAACTGCGCACCATTGCCGGCTCGGTCCAGGCCGCCGGTGTAATACACGCCGCCAGCGGTGGTGGTGGTGTCGGTTTGGCTACGGGTGCTGTCATCGGTCGCCAACAGCTCGACGTTTTTGCCGCTCACGGTCGCATCGCCCTGGGTCGCCTTTAGCTCGGAACCCTTGATGCTCACGTCGCCACCGGCCGTGACGGCCAGGCTGCCGCCGCTGAGGCTGGAAGCTTGCTGCTGGGTGGTGTCGGTCTTGCTGGCGTGCTGCTGATCTGCATAGTTCACACCCGCGCGGTACTGACGCGTGCCGTCGGCGGTTTCCTTGGCGTAGCCATCGAAACCCCGCGTGTGAGTGCTGGTAGTGGTGTGAGAGGTGTTTTGAGCCGACGCGACTTTGATGTCACCCTTGGCATTCGCTTGCAGTTCGCCTGCCGCAGAGACCTTGGAGCCGCTGACGCTGATGTCCTTGGCGCTTTGCAGTTTGAGGTTGCTGTCCGAGCGCAGGTTGCTGGCGACGACGGTGCTGTCCTTGAGGTTCTTGCGGCTTTCATCCTTGGAGATACCAAAGAACTTGCTGTCGTTGCTGTAGCTATTGTCGTGGGAGGTGTCTTGCACGCCGTCGATCACCAGCGAGCCTTTGTCGCTGATGACGCTGGCCTGTTGGCCACCACGCGCCTGGCTGCCGCTGATGCGCACGTCGTCCGCCTTGACGATCAGCTTGCCATCGGCATTGACCTTGCTGCCGGTGTTCAGGGTCTTGCCCTTATCGCCATCGCCGTTCTTGCCGAAGAAACTGCCGCCAGTCAGGTCGCCGGAGTAAGCGTTGTCGCTGCTGCTCTGGGTACGGCTGGCGCTGGTGATGTCGACTTGCCGAGCGGCCAATTGAATATCGCCCGCAGATTTCAGTTCGGCGCCTTGCAGTTGCAGTTTTTGCTGGCTGGTCAGTTCCAGGGCTTTGCCGGCCTTGAGGCTGCTGGTGACGCTGCGCTGTTCGCTGCTGGACTTGTCCCAGTTGGCTTTCCACAGGTGCTTGCGGTGGTTGCCCTGGTCGCGGGTTTCGTGGGTCTCGGTGGCGGCGCTCAGTTGCAGGTCGGCGCCGCTGTTGACGCGCAATGCGTCGCCTGCTTCGACCTTGCTGGCCTTGATCTCGGTGTTGGCGCCGGACGACAGCGTGGCATTTTGTTGTGCGACGACGTTGTTGGCGTGCTGACGCGAGTCCTTGTCGGTGGTGGTGCGGTCATAGGTTTCGTAGGTGAACAGGAAGTTGCTGTTGTTCCACTGCTCACGTTTTTCCTGAAGTTTTTGGCTTTCCAGGCTGCTGAGGGTGAGGTTGCGGCCGGCGTCGAGCTTGACGTTGCGTCCGCCGACGTCGGTGGCGGCGAGGCTCAAGTCTTTGGCACTGTGCAAGTCGACATCGCCCTGGCGGCTCTGCACACCGGCGCGGGTGGCGTCGAGGCTGTTGGCGTGGACCTGGCCGCTGATATCGAGGTCGCCGGCCGAGCTGACCTTCACCCCATCACGGCCCTCGACTTGCACCGCGCCCACGCGCACCCCGGCACCTTCGGCGGTGCTGATGATATTGATACGGCCGGCCTGCATTGCCCCGAACAGGCGGGCATCGATACGCTGGTCCTGGGTTTTGCTCGCCGGGTCGACCTGGCGCACCTGGGCGCTGGCGTAGTCGATCTGATTGCGGCCGACCGTGAGGTTCAATTGGTCACGCGCACTGAGGCGCCCCTCGCTGTCGATACGCGGCGCGATCAGGTTGATCGAACCCGCGCCGTTTTGCAGGCCCTGGCCCTGCACCGTCAGGTGGCCGCTTGCATCGCGAGTATTCAAGCCTTGCAGCTTGCCGTCGTTGAGCTCAGGGCGGCCCACTACGAGGTTGGCATTTGGGGTGTTGATGAAACTGCCGCCGTTGACGGAAATGCCATTGGGGTTGGCCAGCACATAATCGGCAGCCCGGCCAAAAACCTCCTGAGCGCCGTTGATGGCTGAGGCGTTGCGGCTCACCACTTCGTTGAGGATCACGCTCGCCGCCTGGCCCTGGAACTGCGGGTTGGCCGCCAGCTGCCCGGCGAGTTGCGATTGACCAGCCTGCAAGGCGTTGTTCAACACCACGCCCTGGCGGTCGACGTTGTAGTCCAGAAACTGGTTATGGGACAGGCCGCCGGCATTCGGCGCGACGATGTTGACGATGGGCACGCCGCCCTGGTTTTGCAGCTGCGGCGTACCGCCAGGCCCTTCGACGACGGTTAAGCCACCGGCCAGGACCAGCTGCGGCAGCAGGAACAGGCTGGCGATGGCCCAGCGCAGTTTGCCCTGGGGTGAAAGGTGAAATGTATGGGTGTCAGTCGGCATAAATAAATTCGCTCTGTGTTGGCTGATCCGCGACGTGCGTTGTTCGTTGCAACGCTGCTGTGGTGGTCAGGTACGGCGGTTAACTCAGGCTAAACAGGTGTTGCTCAAATCTGTACGCTAAGGCGCGTCAGCCAGACCTCCGGCTCCTGGCCAAACCCTGCGGGCGTGTTGAGGTTGCGCTGGTAATCGAGGTCCAGTTGCACGTTTTTCCAGCTGAGGTTGAGCCCGGCACTGGCACCGCTCAGGCGCTGGCTTTGAGCGCCGTGTTCGCGCTTGATCCAGCCGTTGTCCAGGCCCAGGCGCGGGGTGATTTTTACCGGCAGGTCGCTGGTGAGCGGCAGGCGCAAGGTGTTGCGCCATACCGCGCCGATGGCCCCGGACGTGATGTTTTCGCGGTAGCCACGCACCGCCGAATCGTCGGTGCCCAGCAGTTGTTCGATGGCAGGCAACGCATCCGGGCTGTATTGCGCCGACAGCTGGCTCTGCCACTGCCACGGTTGCCCCAGCCATTGGCCGTTGCGCCATTGGGTGAGGTTGGCGCGGTACTTATGGAATTGCGCCTGGGGCAGGTTTTTTTGCGTTTGGTCAGCAT